ATTTGTTGACCTGTCATTTTACTCAAAATATCATCACCGGAAATACCTTCCAAAATAGAAGATGGATCATCCTGCTGAGATTGAAAAGCTGTTAAAAGCTCATCAATTTTCGCTCCTGTAAATTTCGATTTATACGCCATAATTATAAAATTAAGTTATTACTCTTTCAATACTCCAAAAATTTCACCAGAATTATCCTGCATGGCTTCATCACTATCAGCAGGTATAAATTCCTCTCTAAGTCCTAACTGAATAATTGTAAACGTGGCTTCCTGAATCATCGTACCTTCTGTTGTTCTGCCAGTTACAACTACATTTCTATCCAAATCATCATTTACCGATGATACAAAGGGAGCCACTGATGAATATACAACAGCGGCTCCAGTTTTTGTTTTGATTTTTCTGTTTTTTTTCGGCATATACTCCTATGACAATGTCCAGGCAGTGTTTGAAATGATTTGATTGGTAACAGCAGCACCAGAAGCTTCCAGTGTAATTGTTTCCTCTGAAAATTCAAAACTAGGATCGCCCGCAGACTGTTTAATTGAAATTTGAGCCGTTTGACCTCCGGTCGTAGATACTTTCAAAGCAGCCGTCAATTCGTTAATGGTTGTATTAGCTGGAATATTTGTGAAAGCAATACTAAATGTGAATTCAGCCGATGCACCGGGGTCCCCAGTAATGGCCTGACCATTCGTAGTTTGTGCTCCTCCTGCATCATATTTTTCAGGAAGTGTTAATTTTAATCCTCCTTCAACAACTCCAGAAGTTTCACCGTCATCCGTCAAATCTAACAACTCAAAAGTTAAAGCTGTAGAATTTGATTTACCAGTAATAGTCAATGTTCCCCCAGTTTTAGCAACTGACGTTTCTGCTCCATCGTCAAATGACACAAATTCAGGTTTAGCTTTTTGCACAACCTGATATGTCTTATTTGGAAATACACCTGTCGCAACACCAGTGACCGTTGTAGTACGTTGTTCACGTCCTGTGTGAACCTCACCAGTATTAGTGATAGTTGCATTACCCTGACCTGACATCGGAGATACCGTTAACCATGCAGATTTTGCCATATTTTTTTTAATTAATAATTTTTGTTCATCTCACAAAACAAATTTACAAAAATGCAATTTGTTTATAAAATTCTTACTCCAACCTCCACTTTACCTTTGAATTAATTTCCTGCTCTGCCTGATTGGTCAATTCATCCAACCATAAATAAGATGAACCAAAAGAAAATAATTCTTCGCCTTCCAAAGCTAACACCCAATCAGTATTTGAAAATACTGTATTTTCAACTACACCTGCACCCGGCTCTAACCACAAATAAGGATGAGCAAAAACAAAATATTTTTCAGGAGAGGGGGGTGTCCAATTAGGGTCAGTTCCTACTGGAATAGCATCTTCAATAATAAAGCTCCTAATTAATTCAGGCCGAATTATCGAAGCAAAACGATCCGTATCTTCTATTTCAACCGAAATATTTTTTATCAATATGGGGGTGGGAAACAATGCATTTTCTGCCACTAATTCATTAGTGCTGAAATGAAATTTCGTAAATTCCTGTTCAAGCGTATTTCTAGCTCCAACCAGTAAAGTAAATAACACCTCGCCTATCAAGGTAGATTCCAACATGTTATCACTAAAACACATCATATTTACCGTAGAAAGTGACGATTGAATAAACCCCTCCCGCTGATAATCAGTACTACCAAATAAATCCCCAGTAGGATCACCAAATCCTCCTAACGGCTCAACTTCTCCATACCCCCGGCCCGGTTCCCGAATGATGATACAAGGCATGTGACTTTTATCCCGAGGATATTCCATACGAGTAGTTATCTTTCTGGGGCTAGTATTTTTACGCAGAAATATTTCTTTAGCCTGTTCATAAAAATCAAATACTCCATCACGAATACCGTAAAACATGTGATAAAGTAATGTTTGATCCTCTGGTACAGTTTCATAATCATATTCTACGTATGCCAGCAACCCATCCACTATTTGTTTTATCCGAGCAATTGTTATCATAACTGATTTAAAAATGAATTAATAGCCATATCTGCAACAACCTCTATTTGTGATTCTACCAAAGCCTTATCCATGAATTTTCGTGGTTCAAACCCGGGGTGAATCCAACTTAAAGGGTCACTTCGGTCACTTACACGACGAAATGTAAAATACCCACTACGTTTTTCCTCTTTTGTAGAGGCAATATCTAATTTCACTAACCCCTCGTATTTTGGAGATTTATGAACGTACTGAGGTATTACACCCTGTGCTGTTTTTATTTCCGCCCTCGTTCCTAATTGGGCATATTTTGAGGGTAATTGTGAAACTCTAACAGGTTTCCCATTATTATTTTTAGCAACATCATAAACTTCTTTAGGAAGAACACTTTGAAAAATATCTGATTCGGCCACAGCCTGCGGTGTGGCATGTCTAAATGGAATAGTTAAATACCACCCGCCTCCAAGCTTAGTTTTTCTTTTACTAGAAGTTGAAAACCCTATCTTTTCATCAAATGGTGGCTTACCCTCTTCTAAAGCCAAAGCCAATCCATCTTCACCGGGTGACAACCCAAAAACAACTTCTGTACCGCTGATGCGGTCTACATACATTGCTTTTTTATATAATTTTCGGGTCTGTTTTAAACCACGATTAACCAAATTTTCCCACTTATACACATACTCTGTTACCACCCGGTTTATAATTTCAGAACCAAGTGCCTGAGCCTGATCCCCTGTTAGGGCAAACTCTTCAATTACTTCACTTAAATCAATATGTAGTGGCAGCATCGTCATTATGTATTATTCCACTTCCATCAAAATTTGGCCGTTGAATATCAATCAGGTGTGTTCTTCTACCTACAGCCTGAATAGGCATTTTAATAATCTCTAAACTTCCAGTTTGCTTATTCGACTGTAAAGAAGCTCTTATTTCATGCGGCAAATCGATAATGTGGTATTCTACTCTATGTTTATATATAACTGATACACCAACTCCGGGTTGGACATTTCCCTGATCAAATTGAATACAATATGGATTCACCCCTGATATTTGATACACAGATGGTTCTAATTTAATCAAAGGAGAATATGAATCTTTGAAAATAAAAACTGCATCTATTTCAATAGGTGCATAGGAGGTAAAAATAGCCACTTCATTTTCAACCATCTCTCTTGCTACCACCATTTCAGTAAATGTTGCATATTCATCCTCAACTGTCACCCTATCAAAAAACGAAATATAATCTTTATCTACATCTCTAACAGTGATAGATGCTGTTCCCATCAATTCCGGTGCCCATTGTACAAACTTCGTATCTCTGTTTAGCCCTGTTATCAGGGCTTTTGTCCTATATGGATTTATATAAATGTATCCTGAACCATGACAATTCTGACAGGAGGGTAGTGGGGAATCACTATTTCCCTGACAGGGGCATCTTATGGCCTTTTCACAAATAATGTCATAGCCGTGAGTCCAAATAACAGCGTCAAAATCATTAGGTCTGAAACTGACCTGAGGCTGTCCATATAAAGAAGGCGATTCCGCATTTATAACATTTCTTCCCATTTTTTATTATTTTTTCTTTGTTTGTACAAAAATACGCCTTATATTTGTAGTGTCAAAAGGCGATAATACCGAATGTTGTTGAGACGCATCGTATTATCATAAAGTAGGGGTAGATACACTAAAGCAAACATTGCCTATACGTACCTCTCGCCCACAGCAAATGGCAGGTCAATAAACCCTGCCATTTTCTATTTCATCAATTCTTTGTTTTCGTTCTTCATTTGTGGTTTTCTTTGAATGCCCTTTATAAAATGACGTCAAAATAAACCATCTGGCAATATCTTTGCCGTTCGTATCCTTTGATTTTTCAATTGCAATAACTAAACGTTCTCCTTCTTTTGAAGTTAAAACCAATGTACTATTTCTTTCAACAAATTCTACACTGAATGAACTTGGGTCAGCTTCAAACTTCTTTAAACATCTAGCTACGGTTTCTTCGGCATCCTTGATAGATTTAAAATTTTTCTCATTTGCGTAATGATCATATAACAAGTGTTTAATACCAGCATATTTATTCCCCCACACTAAATCTATAGGTGTCTTCTGATATACCCGCTCGGAATTCTTTCCTCTTACTTCCGAAATTTTATTTGAATCATCAATAAAAACTGTAGGAAGTTTTAAAGTGGCTACATTTTCAGCATGCCCTGTTTTTTCTCTGAAAAGCCTTTTAAAGGCTTCTTGAGGCTTCCCAATATATTCTTTAAATACCTGCCCAAACCTTTTTGTTAAAGGCTTTCCATGGGGTTCTTCATAAATATATCTCCATCCTCCATGCCCATCGGGCATTTTTCTGATGTATTTGAATGACTTTTCAATATCACTCCTAATCCATCTCTCTTCAAGACTAATCATAACACACCCAATTTTATTTCATCGTAGACCAATTTCAATTTAGGAATGGCGTCTTTTATCTCTTTTTGATACTGAATTATCCTCGCCCCATATCCGGCATTTGTAGCACTCGAAGTGGAACCAATACTCTGACTTAATCCGTCTACACTTAAAGACTGACTTGCAATACCTGCACCCAATATTAAATCTCCGGCAATACCTAATGGACCAAACGTTGCAAGTTTTCCAACCAGATTCAATAAATCCATAGGTAAATGATCTAAATCGAAACCAGTAATATACTGTAAATCCCAATAGTCAGGAATCATATAAAAATGCTGACTTCCAAGCTGTGTGGTCAGTCCAGAAAGAATTACTTCGGCATTTGCTGTGGCTACAGCGGTACCCGTGGGAACAATCGAAATTCGCCGTTTATATTGTCCATAACTGTTTTTAGTACAAGTTAACCACTGTGTCGGATAAGAAATCTGTTCCAGCTGATTAAATCGCCCGGTTAACGATATAGGTTCATTAACCGGGTAATTTGTAAATAAAATAGGAAAACTTTGCCAGTAATCCGCACGATAAAAGGTCAGCTTCTCTAAACTAATAAATTGTCTAACTAATTTCAGATTGAAAAAATTTTCAATTTCCTTTTGAGCGGCCTGTATATAAAACCTCATGCTTTCCTGACTAAAAGCTGTTCCATCACCAGCCTGTATCTTTATCCCATAAAGATATATTGAAAATATCTCAGCAGGGGAAAATAACAACCCCTCATTCTTTCTGTATTTTACTGTTAAAGTAAGCTGCCCCATAACGGATTACTCTATGTTCATTAAAAAATCAATAATTTCTTCTTTCTTTTTACCTTCAACAGGGGTCATATCAATACCACTATCAACACCAAATTTTATCAATTCGGCTTTTGTCATGGCATTGAATTCAGCCCGGGCATCTACCTCACTTAAATTTTCCTCTGGGGCTTCTGCTGAGGCATTTTCTTCATGCTGATCACCTGTCACCTGTTCAGCAACGGCATTCTGCATTAATGCCCCGGCATTGATGGCAGCAGTATGAGCTTTTTCATATTCAGCTTTCCACAATCTAACCTCAGCTTCCAACTCTTTACATTTTGTTTTGTGTGCATCGACCATGTGTTGTAACCGGGCACATTCTTTTTTAAACCATTCTTCTTTCTGTTTGAAATCAGAAGTCATTTGAATTTCTTTAGGAGTTTCGTAAACAGGCTGTTTGCCGTCTTCATACAAATCGGGCAATCCTAATTTTAATACTTCCTGTCCAAACTCATCGGATACTTCGGCGTATCCATTAATAAATTTAACGGTCTGACCGTTAATGTTAACAATTCGTGTACCGAATTTTCTGGAAAATAATTTCATAATACGTAATTCATTTTTGTTATTTCAAAAAAAAACGAGGCCGAGGTATAAACCCCACCCCGTTTTCAAATTATACGTTTAATGCAAATTAAACGGTTGTCGGCATCCCAATTTTACCGATATTGATAATACGGGCAATTTTACCCGGCATATACTCAACCGGAGTACCGTAGTTCAATACAGAGAATGACCGTCTCGGACCTACAATAGCGTAGTCTAATTTCATAGTACCACCCAGTTCCAAGTATTCCATCATTTCACTTCCGTTGAAGTAAACAAGAGCAGACTTAGTTCCAGCAATCCAACGGTTACGATCGTGTACCGATCCAGCTTCAGCACCATCCCATCCAGCAGCTAACTCTGTTGTGCTAACTTCAAAAATAGGATAGAAATCAGCTACCGATTTGTCAACCGGGTTAACCTCAGTACGGTAAATCACAAAGCATGTTTCCGGATAAGCCGAAGAAGCGGCACCTGCGAATTTCAGAGTTACTGATTGGGTAGCTCCTACAGCCTGATCTGCATCAGTTAACAAAACAGGTTCAGATTCACCATAACGGTTTTTAGCGGTCACTGCATACAGGTAATTTCCAGCGTGAACAGTACCAAAAGCACCCTTTGGATCAGTTGCAACAGCAACCGGGGTGGTAGCATCTTTAACCGGAGCGTTAGGAGCCTTGTCAGAAGTTTTACCGCGATTCAATTTGATAGGAGCGTTCCAATCAAAGAATTTGTCAGATTTGATTGCTACTTTACCAAACTGGGTGGTAATGTTGTTAACAGACTGACCCATTGTAGCACCTACAACGCCGCCCTCCATTCCAACAATAACACGTTTAGATTCATGAAAAAGTTTTACGTAGTTGTTGAACACAATCGGAGAAGAAACAATGCGGTCGATGATACCGTTACGGTCGTTTACTACTGCCTGAGCAGCGTCTTCAACTAATGCATCATTCAGTACAGAACCATTTGCATTCAGCACAGACACATCTCCAAAATAAGCATCCAAAATCTGTTCAGATGTTTTACCGATCAAACCTCCGGTAATATCGTTAATACCTTCAACATGCTGTGCAAATACACCATCAAATTCCTGAGGAACTTTTGCGCTGTTGGCGTCGATAACCTTTTTGTCCAAAATAGTTTGTAACAAAATGGTTTTGTTTTCAACTTCCTTGGTATACAAAGAACCAACAGTCGTCTTAACGATCATACCCGGATGAGTTACCTGTCCAGTTACACCAGTAAATGCAACAACGATAGATTTTCTACGGTAAACTGAATCGGTTTCAGTAGGAGTTTCACCTTCCATATTGAAAATACCTACTTCCTGACCGTATTTATACAATTGGTTGTACTGATGTACGGTGTTTTCGATTTTTTGACGTTTCAATTCATTCCAAAACACCAACTGATCCAAACGGTTTTCGAGGTTTTTCAGCACATAGTCCAAAGACTCAGGTTTCAAACCTCCACCATTATTCAATTGGTTATCGTATTGCATACCGGTCATAAGCCCGGCTTCCATCGCCTTCAGAATGTCCTCTGATGACATGCTTTCAAACGGATTAGCATTTTCCGTACCTGTGTAATTAAATAAATCCATATCCCTGTTATTTTATTTTAGCTTTTAAAAATTATTTAACCAATCTCACACCTTTTTTAGTGTAAAGATACATTGCAGCGGATTCACCAATAGCTCCTTCCAGTTCATCCAAAAGATAAGCCGTAGTGTTTTCCCGCAAAGATTTTTGAATTTCAGCGTCTTGTTCTTCTTCAATTGATTTTATAATCAATTGACGAACGACTGCTCTGTCTCTTGACACGCTTAAAGACACTTTATTGTTTTCATCTTTTACCCCACCACCTTGGGCAACAGATTTTTCAATAACGGCCTGATTCAAATTTGCACCTTTAAAAGAAGGAGCCTGATTTCCGAACTGAACCACGGCTTCACGCATTGCATTAATAGATTTTTCAATCTTATCAACAATAGGTTCCAAAGCTGCTTCAAGTGCTCCAGACAAAGACTTAACAATGTCAGAACTTATGCCGGACATTTGTTCAGAAAACAAACTTTCAACTGATTTCAACAAATCATCACTCAAAGATTTTTCAATCTTACCTTTTTTGTTGCAACCTTTTTCAAAGTCTTCCTCTTCTTCATCCTCTTCGCGTTCTTCTTCATCTTCAAAATCATCCTCTTCTTTACGCTTTTTAGTGCCTTTATCCTTACGTTTTTCGTCATCGCCATCTCCATCACCCTCACCATAATCATCCGGACCATACTGCGTTGACTTTTCTATCGTTATTGCTCCGCTATCCAGCCAACCAGCAATAACTTCCTCATCAAAACCGCCAGCAATCAACGATTTTACAAGGTCGTCATTTTTTTGTTCTTCTGTTAACATCATAGTTTTACTATTAATTTTCTGGTTTAAAATTATTACAATTTTTATTTTCTAAAAAGAAAGTTTTCTAAAGTCTTTCTTCCCGTATATTATAGTTTGAATCTATAATTACTCGTTTATCTCCGACCGTCTGTTCAAACATAATAGACGGGTAACCACCCCTGTTTGGTCTATCACTAGTAGGAATAAAGTCCTGAACCTGAACACCCTTCACTAAATCCACGTATGAATTAAAATTCACTGGGGTCATTGTTAAAGCAATATTATTAATAATTGCTTTTGTAATATGTTTTTCATTTTTAGGATCACGGGCTAAAGCTTTACCTTCAATAGACATTCCTGGCCTACGGGTTGATCCACTATTTTTCATTTCGATGCATTTATCCCAAAAAGCCCGGGCTTCCGGTGATTCTTTCCAAAGTTTTCCTTTCACCCAAAATTTATTATTGATAATTTTACCATCTAATGGCTCCCCTATCCAAAATCTACTTTTTAATTCTTTAGCTCTTACGGTTAAATGATCTAAATTAAAAAGCCCATGTTTCAAAAAATAGTCTATCATGAATCCGTTAGGCTCCATCGATTCACCCTGATAATCCTTACTGTCGTCACTGGCTATTCCTTCAAACACCATATTCTCATAACGCCTTTCATCTCCACGGGGGTAATCCTCAGCTTTAGACTTTTCTAAATCTAAAGGTAACCAAAAATTAAAATCGTTTAAAGCCTCCATTTTTCCTATAAAATTTTAGCAAAAATACAAATTTCTTATAGAGAAACAAAAACAGGCTCTCCAACGTAATCTGTACCCAGTTCATTCACTGCCATGAAATCCTCATGAGGAGTTTTAATATGTAATTCACCCCCCATTAATCCACGACGCATATTGCCAATTAATGATTCCATATCATTATTTTCCCCAATAAAAATAACAGTTACTTCTGTCAACTGGTTATCTTCCGGTTCATCACGGTATTTGACTTCACAAACATTTATAGGCTGTTCAAATTTTAATTCTGAATTAACCGTCATTTCACGATTACCGCTGATTGCCTTCATAATTTTATCTACATGCCTTTTAGGGTCACGAGCTAAAAATGTGACATTCTTTTTAACCCCACCTTCCAGCGATTCGGGTTGTAATGGTTTTTCATCTTCGGTAGTCATTGCTTTTTTAATCAAGCCCGAAAAGCTTGGCACAAATGCCTCGGGGGTCATACGGCCCTCATACAGGGCTTTCATGATAGGCATTATGGCCTCTAATTGTTTCGGTTGAAGTGACACCTTAACAATATTTTCACCCTGATTAAAAATAAAAGGTTTGGTTGGAATTTCTGAAAATTCTATCCATTCAGCAAAACAATGCTCAGTTGCATCTACCGTCACAGGCTGAGCATCATCTACATAAACCTTAAAATACTTAATGTGTGCATCATCGGTTTTATATTCACCTAATTCTACTATTTCAGTGCCCGGCAGTGGGTCGAGATTTGTTTCTTCTTTTAACTCACGAATAGCCGCAGTCTGAAAATCTTCACCCGGATCAACATGCCCACCGGGTACACAAACCATCCCAGTAGGAACATAGTCTTCTACTCTATGTAAAATGCAAATTTGCCCTTTTGAATTTTCAGCAACCACATCCGCATACTTTGTGGGTTCCCCGGTTGTAGACTTCACAATATCGAAATATAAATTTTTATTCATCTTGCCGGAAAGGTACCTTGACCGGGCAACATCAAGGGTATCAATGTCAACACAGGCCACACGGATTTCTTTATCTTCCCGATATTTTTTCAAAGACTTCAAAATTTTATTCCGTTTATTGATAGCGTCAGTTACATCTGCCTGATGTTGTGTAACAAACTCTTTATGACGTTCTAAAATTTCTGATTTTTTACTTTCAGGTAAAATGTCTATTTCATCAACTATAGATTTTTGCAAAGTATATCGCTCTGCTAAATCTTTACCCCTTTTATCCAATTCAGCTAATTGTTCTTTCAACTTCTGATATTCACTGAGTTTTTCAGCAGCGGTGCGCAAACTCAAAATTTTTCTTAAACTCATAATCATAATCTTAAACTATATATTCCTTATTTCCAATGGTTATTTTAACTTTTCCTTTTCTTTCAACCTTATCCTTATAAGAAGGTTTTGGTTCAAACTGATGTGTTTCATCATTCCATTCATACCCCTCTGGTAAATACCTCAAATCACAACGACAAAATGGATGAACGGGGTGAATAGTAGCTTTCCAGTCCTTAGTTTTAACCCCATAATTTGTTCCATTAGATAATAGCTCCGAAAGCCTGAAAATACGCGGTTTACTTCCAATACCCCCGGTTAAATATAACCGGATACAATGACGGCATGCTCCAGGATAAACATCAAAATAAACTAATGGATCAGAGTTTTGGGTCAACATAAACTGCGCCCGGCCTAAATTATATACATCCTGACATTCAGTTTCAACAATTCTTCCCCAATCTCTCCCCCAATCAACCATTTGATGGGCAATATTTGCAGCTATCTTTTTAACAGCTTTTCTTTCAAATGTGCCGTTTAATATTTCATCATGTATAGTTTTTCGCGCTTTAGCGGCTTCCTGTGCTGCTAAAAAATTTAGCTCTTCCGATGCCACAGAAGCCTGAACATCGTTCCTTATTCTTTCCCCTAGACCCTTTATATGGGTATATGTTTTGTCAGCCGCTACTTTATAAAAAGCCATCTCGACTGTGGTAGGTGCTAATGCTCCCATATTATTCAGAAACTTTTCAAAATCAGAATAAGACAAAGAAGCAGTAGATTTTGGACCAATAGCAGCGGCCAATTTACCAAATAAAAAGGCCTGATAATGCGAAGGAAATTTAGGAATGAGTTTTACCAAATCCACACCTTTCTTTTTAAGTAACGTAATGTCTTCTTGAGTAAGGTAATCCTTACCCAAAGTCTCAGCAATCAATTTCGCTATTGTAAAGTGAATATTGCTAAATATACGCTGTATTTCTGTAGCTGTGAACAACATTACATTTTACTCTTTTGTATTTCAACCATCGTTTTCACCAAATTTTCAAACAACTGCCCAGCATTAAAAGAATGTTTAGCCTTTGCTTCATATTGCCCCTGAATTTTAGGGTACCTCAGTGGATCAACATGATGATGAATTTTAGGAACCTTTGGAACTGGAATATCCATTTACTTTTTCTTTAACTGATCATCAATAAAACTAAAAGCTTTTTCAAGAATGGGGTTACTCACCGATTTGTTCAACATTGCATCGATTTCAGGGTCTCCTGTGCTAGTTTCATCATTTTCATCGGCAATATTATTCATCATATCTCCACCCATCATTTTAGCCTGTTGAGCAGATTGGTAAACCTGATTCAATATAGTATCCTTTTCAGGATTGAACTTTCGGCCTGAATACTTTTCAAACATATCTTCAAGGCTGACAAATCCAGCCTCAGATTTCTTTTTATCCAAATCAACCTGAGTAGCTTCATCCTCTATTTCTATACCAGTAAACACCAACTCCAATCTATCATCAATTTCACTGATAATATATTTATTCAATATATTCTGATAAAATATCAGTAGTGGAGTTAAACCTTTCTGTTTCGAATGATCAAGCCTTTCACGCTGTCCTTCCGGCCCCCATACTCTAGCAGCGTCCTGAAATTGAAAACCCAGTTCAGAGGGGTCCATACGATATACAGCACATACAAGAACCATTAGGAATTTAATCCATTCTGTAAACTCCATGTCACGGTTAGTCTGTTGTAAATCTATCCACTCTAAATCTATGCCCTGAATCACTGGTATTTTATGAGAATTATACACAGTACTCATGGTTTGTTTCCATTCCTGACGAAATTCATTGAGGGTGCCTCCATCAATATTCTGGTTCTTTACATTAATAAACCCTTTAGGCTGGCTTCCTTGTTTAAAAAAGTTACCGTTATACTGCATACCCCATAACACCCATGTAACTATCTCCATAAGTGTTTCAAGCTCACTACAACCATAACCATTACGCAGTACATTTGAAGTTTTATTCCGAATACCATAGCCCAATTCCCACGGATAAAAGGCTACATATTCATTTGTTACCGGATGACGAATAATTTGACCATCCCAAACCATCGCGTATCGAGGTAAATAACCATGCCATCTGAATTGTTCAAACATTTGGGAATAACGGGGATCATTCGTATCCAACTGCCTAATTAATGCCCCATCAACAGCACGGTATTTTTTAACTTCAAAATTTCTTGCCCGAACAACTTCAAAGCAAAGTTGATCCAATCTCAAAGAATCATTCAATACCTTACGGGTGAATTCTTGAAAATTATCTTCACACTCCCATTTATCATTTTCACCCCCATCTTCAAGAAACTTGACAATATACTCCACTTTTCTCATGTCTTCCTTTGACATTTCCTTATTAGTGTTGACATCAGCTTCTACCCCGGGGGTTTGTTTATACCTTATCTTGTAGCCCGGCTTTTGGTCGTCGTTACTATATTTCAAGAAATTTTGAACCTGTTCAATACGAGTGTTAATAACCGCTTTGATTATAAAAATATCCCCCATGCGGTTAAGAGTGTTGAAAGTAACACCATTATTAGGATCACGGTATCCCTTACCAGTAAACCCAATTTCTGAGGGGTTCCAAAGTATTGACTTGATGTCTGGCTGCGGAAGCTTACGTCCGTATTTCCTTTGCTCAGCCAAAAATGACTGTGCCTTTACAACTTCCTCAAAAGATTCTGACGTAAGCGATTTTTCTATCCTATTACGCAAAGCAATTGGAGCAGCTTTAGCCAGTATTTCAAGGTCGTGTAAAGACATGCCGTCAAAATCTTCTACAGGGAATTGATTTGAATTCCCTGTAGATATCTGTGTTTTAGGACGCTGTCTTTTTCTGCTCATATTAAATTGTTCCAGGAGTTACAAAAGTTTGAGCTTCATATACTCGGCCACTAAAAATCATTCTGATCTTTAACCAAGTTACTTTGGCAGGCCGCATGATACCCAAATCTTTTACAATCTCAAACATTAAATATTGTGATGCTTTGGCAGTAAGAGTTTTCTTATCCTCACTCAATTCACCTATTGAAGAAACATTGCCTCGGAATTCCAATTGTGTATCATCCGCAAATACTTGTACATCATAGGTAGCATCCTTATTGGCTTCATCGGCCACCTGTTTTTCAAATTTAGCCACCAACCACGGCAATAAATCTTTTGATTCAGAATACGGATATTCTTCAACGTATGAGGCAGGTACAACACTGTTATAAGTAGCTTCATTGAAAGCCACACCCAGTGATAGCCCAAAAATGGTTCCAATCATTTCAGGTTCACCCTCACTGAAATCAACCGATTCGTCAATAATAAGTTGACTTCCCTCATAACATTCAACCTTACATTTACAAACTTTTGCGGCGTTCAGCATCATAGGAATGGTCACTTCGTCACCCATCTTAAATGGCAATCCGGCTTCAATAATACTACCGTAATTTTTTCCAATAAGCCCGGTCACCATGAAATTATTGATTTCCCCCAAGCCATCAGTTTCAACAGTTACCGTTTCAACACCTTTGGTATAAACATATTTTTTCATTTTTCTACTTTTTATTATTACAAATAACAATACAAATTTACAAACAAAAGTACGGAATTAAAGCTAGATATCCTAAATATCATACTAACCTAGTACTTTACTTTTTAGATAACTGCTTTTCAATATCGTCAATCTCATGCTGTTTTTCATTCATAGCTTTACGATATTGTACCCTTTCATCGTAATCTTTCCAAGCTTTTCCTCTTTCACGAAGCCCGTGAATTTGTTCCATTTCACGCAACTCCTTTTGTAAACGGGATTTCTTTTCTGATAAACTTTCGTCAGCTTTATCCGATCCTTTCTGTTCTTTGAAAAACTTCTTTATAGAATCCTCAAACATAGAGGACTGAGAACCAAAAGTTTTGATCACTTTACCTTCAACCATATCCCAAATTTTCAGGTTACCCCACTTTTCCAATTCAAGACTCAAATCCCCTAAAAGATGATCATTTTCACCATTATCTAAAGTACCCCATGTTCCAGCCTCAGTTTTTCCCCATTTTAATTTTCCACCAACTGCATCATCTAAAATACTTTTAGCTTCCTTAATGACACTCGATTGGTTTTTACGAACCTCTTTTAAAGTATCTTTAGCTGCCTGTTTATCATTATCATTCATCGTTTTTTTTTTTTTTATCACGCTTAGCCAATTCCCCTTTAACCTTCATGATTGCATACAATTTTTCTGCTCTACGTGATTTAGGAAGATCGTCAAACTGACGGTTGAAATCCTCAACCATACCGCGTTCCATTTTACGCAAACCCTCAGTATCAATTCTTGAAATATCTCCCCATGCTTCATCTGCTGAGCGTTTCATTTTACCGGACAGGTATTTTTTCAAATTTACCTTTCCACTATTTGGGATGTCCTCAAATTTTACCCGGGTGTAAACCTGTTCTGATTCCTTTTCTTCTGATGGTTTTGAATCTGTATCTTCTTTTTTAACTGATTCCTTTTTATCAGTTTTCTTTTTCACATCAGCTTCACGAGCCTTTTCTTCTTCTGATTTTTCACCAATTTTTTCGGAAGTTTTTGCTATTTCTTTTTTATAATATTCATATAAAACTTTACTCTTTGTAGTGGATAGCACTCCCTGCAAATAATCACGGTATTTTCTCAATGTATCTTTAGGAAATTTCTCACTAGAAGAAAGTGCCTCATACATTCGCGTGCCCGGAGAAACCTTATCATCAAACTCCTCTTTACCATCATAAAACCGAGCAATAAAACTACCATCCCGTAAATTTTCCACTACCTTAGCCACACGACCGTTACCGACTTCCATCCAACCTGTTTTCAGGCGTTCTTCAATGTTTTTATCCCTTTGGGCTTTACTTTCACGGTTCTTTTGGTTCACTGATTCATAATCAGAATCAGTTTTTTCGCTTCTTTTAGTCTCTTTTTTAGAAGCTTCTTTATCTTTACGTTCAATTGCCTCCTCATGAAGTTTTTCGTCCCCCTTACGGCCACCTTTCTTTTCAGCAAGCTTATCTTTTAGGGTCTTCAAAGCACGTTCATACCGCATTTTACCATTTTCCTGCTCCATAAAAATATGCTTGTTCTTCTCCATCTGAGCAATCTTATTTTCAAGAGCTGAAATAGTAGAAGTAGTTTCTTCCTTTTCTTTAGCAGCCTTACCATATTCCTGGCCAACCCGGTGAAGACGTCTGTTTTCAGCATTATCTTCATATCTACCGTGGCGTGCTTTCAAAATCTCTGAGCTAATAATTTTTTCCGTTAAATCCATAACTACGTTTTTTTTTGTTTGACAATGCAAACTTAACAATTTATAAGATAAACACCAAGAAAAATCTTTTATTTCCAATCTTCCGGAAGAATATTTTCTTCACCCATTTCTTTGGCACGCTTTTTAATCCACCGACGAGCAGCCTCTATATCTTTGGCCCGGCCAACGCTACGAATAGCATCTTTCAAATCTTGAGTATTACGAATAGGAAAAGAACCATCGGGCATCGCTTCACCCTTTTTTGATAAACTTTCACGTTCCTTTTCAGAAAAGTCATGTTTGTTCATACCTTTTTTAATTTCTGCCTCCTCATGAAGTTTTTCGTCACCTTTCACACCCCCAAGGCGTTCTTTGGCTTTAGCTTCTCTTTTTTCGGCCTCTTTATCATAACTATCATCGTCATCTCCATGTACTTCATCATGAAGTTTTTTATCCCCCTTAATACCGCCAATACGTTCCTCCAATTTCCTTTCACGTTTTTCAACTTCACTTTTATCCTCGTAGGATTTCATGAAGGGCTTACCAACCCGGCATAAAGCTTGATTTTCAGGAGTATCTGAATATACTCCGGTTTGAATAGCTTTGATAATATCTGAATCAGCATTTTCACCCACCAAAATAGACTTTAAAAATTCCGGTGAAGCTACGTAAGCTTTACCTACCCGGTTAAGCCGTTTATTTTCAGGAGTATTTAAATATACCCCTTCAATTCCTTTTAGGATGGTTCCATCAGGTGTTTCTTCCCATTTTACCTGCTGCTTCCGATAATAACGAGTAACCTCTTTACCATTTTCATCTACACAAATAGCTTTTTGTAGATACATCATGTCAGTCGTAAAATTTTCTCTTTCTTCAGCGGTCATATTTCCGGAACGGCTTTTCATTAAACCTTCCTTACAGTACTCACCAATTTGCTGAGCTGTGAATACTTCATAACCATTAGCAGCAGCTACTTGCTCAAATTTAGCCACTTCAATTTTCTTTTTAGCGTCCATAAAATCTAAAATTTTAAAATTTATGGAGGTAAAATTACAAAACTTTTATTTTTAACAAAGGAAAGAACTCTAAACAAGGTAGGGCTTGAATGGGGTGTTATTCACACCCCGTGCCCAAATCACTAAAACACTTAAAAACTACACAAAATGAAAACTAAAACTCAAAAGGTCTGGCTAAATTTAACTTATTGAATGACCAAATACACCCTTATAACGCAAAATAAGTGAACAAGGTTATTTATCCTAATAAATAGGCGGCTTAGCCGCCTCTCCAAGGCGAAGCCTATCGAAGATAGCGGAGCCTTTAAATTACCGAACGAAGTGAGGTATAGTTATCGATGGATTTTCATATCTTTTTTGCTATCCATTTTTCATGTACCGGACCTCTTATATTCTTTTATATACTTTCAAAATACTTTCGCGGGCGCGCGCGAAGGCCCACAAAAATCTTACTGGTTTTATCTGCTTTTTTCCTATATAATTTCTCGATTTAATAAAAGGGGCCACGGCTGAATAAAAAAGGGGCCACGGCTGAATAAAAAAGGGGCCACGGCTGAATAAAAAGGGGTATGGGCTGAAAAGAGGGGTGTAACTAATTACCCTTTTTAAATAACAAATGACACTATTAGTACGTAAACTAAATGGTGAAAATATTTTACACTTTTAATAATTCAACATAAAATGGAAAAAGATTTAATACAACAATCTAGTTTAGTTACCTACGGTAAATTTGCTGTAAGTGGCATTCAAATGAATTGCCTTATCCAGTTAATAGATTCCATGCAAAAATATATTAAAGACGGAACCGATTGGATACAAGCAGAAACTAAAAAGATAAAACATCTTATACCTTTAAATGAACATGAAGAATTTGAAATTTCAATCCATAATCATGACATAGACAACTACGAACATAAATATAGAGTTGTCAAAGAATTAGAAACAATGGCTAAAATTATAGTCCGATACCAGTTTTTAGACAAAACTGATGGTTGGGTGAATATTAGCCACCCATTAATTTCTTCGGTAACTTGGAAAGATGGTGATTCCAATATTAAAATTGGGGTTGGACTTCATCAATTACGTTGGTTACTAGCTGTATCTACACAATTAATTCCCACAACATTTGATAAAAAATCTGTGTTATCATTACATTCACCTTACACTAAAAGACTGTATTTGATTTTAAGCGATAATTATAAGAAAATTATTTTTAAATTTTCAATAGACAAATTGATGTCTATATTACAATCTCCTAGTTATACCCCACAAGATTTTGAAAGATATATTTTAAAGCCAGCATTAAAAGAAATGCTGGCTAATGATAACTCACGCCTAGTATTTAAATATTGTTTTACCTCAGAAAAACCCTCTAAAGGTAGAGGACGTAAAGGTTTTGATACTGTTACTTTTAAAATCTATGATAAATTGACTATAGACTGGATGAGTGAGTTTTTGAAAGATGATTGGAGTAATCGGTGTAATCCTACAATTTCGCCCGAATCTGATAAAAAATTTCGGTATGTTTTATAGAATAAACTCTGAATCTGCTAAGGCAATAAACGCCGCTAATGATGAAGAAGTATTGACAATTTATATTGATAAGATAAAGAAAAATGAATTTGGTGAATGGGGAATTGATCAACCCAAAGCTGATTCTTTTTATGCACATAAAGTCTATGACACAAACATGAGCTGTGCAAAATGCTATTTATATAAAAATAGCATAGGATATGCAAAGGTGCAATGTTTGAGTAAAGCCCCACAACCCACAATGTTTCATCTAGAAAAAGTTGAATATAATGAGTAATGCATCCTCAACAGTAGAAATTGTGGCTTTAAACGTTGAAATAGATCGTTTACGCCAAAAGGAATATTTTCTTGAAAAGAAAATACGGGAACTTGAACGTGAAATTAATGATTATGCCGTTCGTGAAACAGAACTCCTTGCTGAAATTGAAAAACTATCAAAAAGTCATGATGAACATAATACCGGGTTTAGTTCAGCCGGGTTCAGCAACAGTTTTATCCCTTCTAATAAAGAAGATTTTATTAACCCTAAGTTACCTACTGATACACCTCAAGATAAACCTTTAACAGAAGGTTTAGAAGCTGTTTGGGGGGATTTAGTATATGGTTATACCGATAAAATTTTTGTAGAAGCTAACACCCCTGATATATTATTTTATAGAGATGAAAAATTAAAATGCTACACCTCTACAACTGGTAAAACACGCCTTCGATTTCCTATTACTGAGGAAACTCTTGCCCAGCATAATATTATTTCATGGCGACCTACTAGCAGTGAAGAAATACAAGAAATTATTTTAAATTATAAGCTATGATTGATCAAAACATCGAAAATTTTCTAAGTGCCTGCAAAGGCTTGGTTATGAACTGCAATTGTAACGTTCTCATACTGAACGTTATGGGTGAATACAGGGCATTTCTCGCCAGAGAAATGCGCCTCAAAACACGTGATTGTATGTTTAATGAAGTTAATGATGCTCAGGACATTACTAAATTAGTAATGAATCTTGGAATCAATTTCGCTAACGGGATGACGGAACAGGTTCTCCTGGAACGGACGCAGTCCGTTCATAAGGAGAGTTTCAAGTTTGGAACTGATGATTATTTGTGGATTACGAAAGTGGATTTAAATCGTTGAGAATATGAAACCATACATAAGAAAAGAAATTGAAATCAAGAAATATATTAGTGGAAGGTATGGAGATACAGTAGAAATTAATACCACCGTATTTTTATTTTCCATACCTATATTTAAATCATTAAAATTAGTCTTTCACCAAAGTTAGTACTAAGTCTGGGATATTATTTAAGGTAATAATATACTTTTTTCTAATTAAACTCTAAAAGAAATGAAAATTATTTACAATTCCGTTATTCCTTTTAAGGGATTCATTGCGATGATGACAATTTTTATACTCTGGATTCGTAAAGAGTATAAGGGTTCCAGACAATTAGGCTATGAATTTTTCAACCATGAAAAAATTCATTCCTACCAACAGATAGAAATTTGGGTTTCCTCCATTATCATTATGGTAAGCGTGTGTTTATTCACTAATTTATCATGGTGGTGGTTATTATTTACCCCAGTAATACCTTTCATTATTTATGGATTATGCTGGATTATAGAAATAATATTACCTCCATATAATATGGCTTACAAAAATATTTGCTTCGAAACCGAAGCTGTATATAACGAGTGGGACTCCGACTATTTAGGCAAGAAGCGTAAACTTTTTACATTTGCTTTTTTAAAATATATTTCCAATAAAAAGTATCCGGCTTTATCCCGTAATCAAAGAAGAAAACGTATTATCAATAACAAATATTGCTATGAAACAATTTGATAGAAGACCAACAATTGAACAAGCAAGAGCCGAATTTGAAGCTATTGCTCAAGAAATGAATTTACCCATTGAAAATCTAGAAGTTGTGAAAGAGTGGATTAAAAGAGGTGAATATTATAATGACAAAATAGCGGAAGAATTAATTCCCGCTATACTTTCCCAAATTGTGAAAGATAAAGATGGTCACCCTGTTGCAAGAGAAGCCAGGATTATCTAACCTATTTAGTAGTATAACGTAAACTTATTACAAGTTCAATAATATCTCTATTGTTCAAGCACCGTTGGAAAATTGTTGTGGGATACCAACGGTGCTTTTAAGATTTTTTCAGGATTTTTCTTGGTTCGTATCCTATTTTGTACTACATTTGTGGTGTCAAACAATAAAAAATAGAAGTCATGAAAGCAATAGTTGAAAATGTAGCCTTAACTACTAATCTTGAAAAATCCAACGCATTTGTATGTATCTTAAACGTAATCAATTTATCAAAAAATGAAAATGATTTACGTGCCAACATGAAACACATTTCTGAAATAATTTCAAAATATGGGTTTGATTACGGCTTTGGTTCTTCACACATGTGGGTTAGTGATACTAACATAGGAGGTGAAAGAGTTATTTTTGTTGAATTTTAAAAGATACAAGCCATGGAAAACTTAAAAAAGGAATTACTTGAACGTATTGATAAGTATGATAGTTTCAACAATACATATCTTCAGATTGAAAACGCCACTACTTTAGATCAGTTGGCCGAAGTAATCAAAACTGGTTTTTATGGCCTGACATGTAGTTCTAATGCAATATTAACCGGAGAATTTATAGACAAATATTCTGGTGAATTTGAAGCAATGAATATCTTTCATAACCGTAATTTGAATAATATTCAATATGGAATTATTGATAGTGACGAATATTGCGTTGAAGATAGGGCTGTTTGTACAGTCCGTGGGTATGCTATTGTACACGCTAGTGACGAAAGTTTGATTAATGCTTTTGATACAAGCTGTGTTGAAAGTGAAGATTATGTATCTATATGGAGTTATAATCAATCTATGGTTATAATGGACGGTTATTCCCGCTGCGTTGCATTTCATTCATCTGAAGTAATTGCCCGAGAAAAATCTACCTGCATAATTTGGGGTAGTAAAGTGAAATGTTCTGGTTATAATAAATCAGTAATCATATCCGAAGTTAACGCAAATATTAAAACACACGACGATTGTATTTTGAGAGATAACTCATAAAATAACGCTGTAAATATGAACTTAATATTTAAGTTACCCATATCTGTATCTGGTTTCTTTAAAGGTAAACTTGAAACAACAAATACTTATGTCATTTACCGAATAACAGGCGTGAAAGATGTTCACTTTATAACACGTTCTGAACCTTTGGTGAAAGTTACATTTGTAGATGCCTTAGCTTATGAAGAAGCTATTCATATGATTGAATGTAATAACAAATGCTCTAGTATAATACACCGAAATTTACGTGAATTACAAATAATCATCCCTTTTAAATCAATAGATGATATAGAATTATTTTAACTTTAACAATTAACATTATGGACATTTCTAAAAAGAAAATTGTATTCATCGACCTTGATGACACTTTAATCACAACAAGTTCAAAAGCTTCCTTTCCTAAAGGAATATGGGATATGGAACTGAAAATGAAAGTTTTTGAACAGCTTAAAAAGCTTCATCCCTTAGCTGTGCTTATTGCATCCAATCAAGGTGGGATTGAATTAGGAATTGTGCCAAAACAGCTTTTTGAACCCAAATTTATTTATGTTATTGCTTCTTTGCAAGAATTTATTGGTTTCAACACCTTAGTTGCTGGCAATTTTTGTATATCAAACGATAAGAAAAATCCAAACCGCAAACCTAATACAGGTATGCTCAATGAAATGAAAAAACAATTTGAAAAACAAATTGGCAATGAAATTTTAAAAGAAGAATGTTTGTATATAGGTGACATGTCAGGTTTGCCGGGTAATCATGGTGATACTGATCTGAAAACAGCCGAAAATTTTGGTTGTGATTATCTGGATGTAAACGAATTTATTCACATGGAATTACCTGAATGCAAATACAAGGTAATTAAATTTCCTATGTGTGACGTGGTAACTGAAATGTCAGTCAAACTCGAAAATCTGACCTTAGAAGAAGCCAGTAAATCGGCTATAAGTCTGAACCAAAAACATTCTACGAATGCATACACCTATGTACAGCAATTGTGGATGAAACCCATTCAGGAAACGTCTGAACAAAAACTACAGACTAAAGGTAAAACAGTTAAAATGTCAACTAAAAAGAAGTAAAATTATGACTGTAAAATATTTAACGATAATTCAGATTGAAACAATCGCACAAACTATTAGCGATAAAGTTTACAATCCAACTATTGAGCATTTGCATACTGAATTCAGTAACAAAATAACTGAGGCAGTACAAACGTTCGTAGGTGAAAATATTTGGACATCATTTCTTTCACATCCAAAATTTTTCAAGAAAACATATTTTATATATTTTAGGAACCTTTATGATTTGATTCATCCAATTTTTCCTAAAATTTCAAGTATATCACAATGTTTTATCAAATTTGAAAAACCCATCATTGAATTGGAAAATTTTTCAAGTGATGTTTTTGAATCTTTCATCAAAAATGAACAAAACCAAAAGCTTGTGGTTTCATTTTTACAGGCATTATTGGAAAAACAGGAAATGAAAAATAAAATCACATGTCTTTTAAGCAAGACATTAAAATATATTCCTAGATTGCAAAAAGAATTTCCAGAGGCATACGAAGTTTATAAAACGATAGTTTCAACGCCTAAATTAACCACTTCTGAATGTGACGATGTTGAAAATATACGGGCAAAATTGATTTCAAATGAAAGTAAAAAGATATAAAATCAGTTGGATAACCCGTTGGTGGTTGAAACGGGTGAATGCGTTTGATTATGCAAAACTGGGTGAAGACAAATTTATTCAGGTATATACATGGTATTTGTTCTTTAAAAAGCATGTTAACCGTAAGGCTGATCTTTCAATATATTATGGTGAATATGATCAGCCTATAAAAGCTTTCATTAGAATACCACCAGAAAGACAAACCGTTGTCACTGGAAAACCGTTCAACCCTCTGACATGTGATGTATGCCAGTTGTATTTTACAAGGACGCAGACTTTCATATGTTTTAAGATGATAGATCACACAATTTACGAAATTATGTAATAGATATGAAACGTCAGGGGAAAAGCGGTCGGTTTATATTACAGTCCCGTATGACTGATTTGAAATTATGCATTAATCAGCTAATTAAAGTTAGGGGGGTGATGTATAAAGTTTGTGAAGAAGAACGCTACGCGGGAATTCAGATGGGCTGCTTTAAATGCGCCTTTAATTTAGCCCGGCCTCGTGAGGAATTCAATATTCCACCCTGTCGTTGTCTATTAAAGATGGATTTTTATCCGGTGACTGTTTATCTTAAAAATGATAGAGAACTGTGTTTCACCTGTCACGATCTCTATTTAGCATGTACAGGTGAACAATCTTTAATTTACAAACTAAATCAATGATAACACACCATGTTAATTTTCATTAATTACGAAACAAAAGAAATTCAGGGGGGTAAAGAAGTAATTACCCGCAAAAACACAGCTGTTAAGCTGTCAGATATTAAACGTGTTTCGGCACCATATTTAAACCAAATAGATCACAAAATTCATTACAGAATCACAGTAGGAAATGAAGAATTTTATTCAACTTCCTTTTCGGACATGAAAACTGCTGAGATGGCCCAACTGTCAACCGTGAGTATTTTGAACGCACTAGAGCTCTATTACGATAGGTTTAAACATGTTCCTGAACATCATGCAACACCTGTTGGGTTTAGAGCTGTAGACCTAAAAACTCAAAAACTCATTCCGGGTAAAGTTTCTATTTGTGATCAGATAATTTATACAGTTACAATTTAATACCATAAATAATTATGCAAGTCATTTATAATTACATTTTTCACGATTTATATTCACCTTATCTTTTCTCAGTAAAAATTCCGGTGAATTCAATGGGTAAAAAACCCAATTCAGATGAAATTTTCAGTATTGGGGTAGATTTTTGTGCTTCCAACAATATAGAAGCAGGTGTTGTTTCAGCTCTTTCAAAGGCTGGTGATTTTCAATTTTCGGCAGTTAATGCATCACAAAACAAAATTTTAGATGAACTGTATGAATTCACCTATGAAGCCTTTTTTGAGAATAAAAAAGAAAATGTAAAGGTGAAATTCAATATCATTCAGGCAGGCACTCCGGTAATTGATAGTTCTTTTATTCGTTTTGCAAAAAAGTTTTTCGGCAGTTCTACCTGTGAAGATACTAATTGTACAGGAATAGTTTTGGTTGATAAAAAACCATATCAAATCAAACTTCATTCTAAAAGAATTTGGGCTTTATGTTCACTCGATGACCCTAAGCACGCAGAATGGTTGCCGGGTATTTTGCATCCCGATGGTAGAATAACTACCATTTTAGGTGAAATGGTTGACCCCGATTCACCCGACGATATTAGGGATTTCGATAACTGTCCGTTTGAAGGATACAAGATTGAAAAAGTTGAATAATTACCATGTTTATTTCCACTCTATTTTGACTGGGATAGGTTTCGGCCTATCCCTTTTTCGTCTCCGGTTCATCCATCTCTAAGACAGTACAGGTTAGTCAAGAGGAGGGAGAATTAAGAGTTATAGTAGATTCACCCCTTTATTTTGACTGTTCACTTGCTAGTTCTTATCAGGCTGATAAGAACGGGGCTTTTTACTATGTTAATGCTGTTTTTGATAGGGGGTATGTTGTTGCAACCGGGCAGGCCCATATTGCAATCAAAAATGTGAATAAAATTCATCCTGAACTTACTTTCAGTGATTTAACACGATTAACAGTATTAATGATTAGAAGTGTAGATACAACGTCTTTAGCTGATTTGAATCTCAAAAAGTACACCACAATTTACTCGGAAGCTAATAATGGAACATTAACCATTGTAGATTTAGATTCAACAGATTTGGATGCTTTAAATGGGGCTGTGCCCGAAATTAAAAATGTTGGAGGTACATATCTCATACATGCTGCTACAAATGGCATTGCAGATGATGTTGTAATTGCATTCTCAATTATATAAAAATTGGGTATTATTACCTTTTAAAGGTAAGGGCTGGACAAAAATCCAGCCCTCTTTTTTTTTGCTTTTGAATACTTGATAAAGTCAATAATTATCCGTATATTTGATTGCTGACCAAAGCACAAAATATAACACACAAATTAAAGCAATAATAACCACAAAATCACTAAAAACATGTATATAATCAATTGCCTCTATCAATGTTTCCTATGCACATTATTATACTTATCCGAGGTGATTACAGTTTCTTATTTTAAGATTTTCTAATAGAAAATTAGGAAAACTCTTGGTAATTATCTTTTTTCTTATCACCTTTGTGATGTCAAACAATAAAGATAATTAGCCATGAAACCGAAAATGAACCTTTTAGAAAATTTACAACAGCAAACTGCTTCTTTCAAAGAAATGTATCTTCAAAAAACTGAAGACTGGGCTAAAGAACAAGCTAAAAGAAATATAACCCGCTGGAATTTCTTCCAGAAAAATGCAGGTAATAAAAAAGCTTTTTCTTCATTACAAAGTTACTACGATGAGGAAAAATGGTTTTACCGGGTGAAACCTTATGAACTTGATGAGAAAATGTACGCTGAACATGCACGTAAAGAAGCTGAGCAACATTTTGAAGATAGTCTTTGTAAACTGTGTGCTCGTATCCTTAAAAAGGATATGCGTATTGAAACCCTTATGATTGATGTTCGTCATGTTGATGTAAATCTTGAATGTGAAATCTGGGACGGTATTCAGCGGGTAACTGCATATACAATATTAGCTTGGGGTCCAATATACCGCCCACACTACCGCTACATCATCAAATAAAATTCAGGCCGGGTTTCCCGGCCCCTTTACTCATAGATAACGTAAAATTGTCGTTAACCTAATAATACACAATATGAATCCTTTGATTATTTCAGGCACATGTAAAGAATTATATAGTTGTGAAAAACTCTTAAAACGTTTCGGGTATATTCCTCGTGGTTGCTATCTGAAAAATTGTGACAATCATGAATCCGGTTTCATTTTCATAAATAAAGAAGGTGATTTTTCTTTTCATGAAACAAATCCCTACCCCGAGTATGAAAGAATAGTTACTGCCAGTGATTTCTTGAAAAATTACGGGTTATTAGGGGTTAGAAGCTGCTATAGCTTTCGAAGTCTGTATTTAGTTATTTCAGGTCTTTTATTCATGATGGGCTTTGAAGAAAGTACGCCATTAGGCTGTTGGATTCTAGTTGGTTTACTGGCTGTAAATATCCCTCTATTCTGGAAAGAAATACATGATTTTATCACTAAACTCAATTAAATATGGAAGATAAGGAATATTGGTTCCCCACCAAACAGGATTTTAAACGTGAACCTATAGGAGGATTCATGGCTACAAAGTTTTTTGATAATGGAATGGGTGCGGTAGTTCATAAACTTAATTATCCTAATTTATATTCTATTACCATACTGGAAGGAACCCCTGATTCATATCAGGTAATAAATGGTGAAAAAATTTCACCTCGTTTGGAATGTGGGATGGGATTTACCTATCATGAAGTTAAATCAATGTTAAGGAATATTCAGGATTATGTCAAAAAATGATAAAGAGTTCATGGATATATTGTGTCAGGATTTTGAAGAACTTTCAAAAGGTGAAATGCAGATACTCCGACACAGAACACGTTCTTTTTTCAATATAGAATCATCTGTAAAAATTACCCCGGCACAACTTTTAAATGCCTATCTAATATTTAACCGTAAGTACATTAAAACTTTTGACACGGTTACCATTATAACAAAGCCGTTAAAATGTGATTTTGGTCCTTTTGCAAACGGAATAAGATACAGGCATCCTAAATTATCAGTTGTAACTTTTGACGGCTTAAACGGTCTAAAAGAAGGGTCTTTTATCGTTTCTGAACCAATCACATTACCCGTAATAACAGAATTTATTATGGGAGAAAAAACTGAAATTATATGTATTGCACCCGATGGACATTTTTGCAGGTTAAAAGATGATGAATTTTTATTCTAATTTTTACTAACTTTGGTGTGATTTCGAAACGTGGTTCATTGTTTCAGTTTGTCAATTTGAAAGAAAGCGGGTGTATTGCCCGCTTTTTATGTTCATATAATCAATTTCCGTAATTTAGCCCGGTTATTATGCCGGGCTTTTTACTATGTGATAGAATAATCAATAGAAAAATCAGGGGCACTTCCTGTTGTACTTAATTCTACAGATACAAATCCACCAAATTGAATTGCTTTGACCAGTTCTTGGGCTAAAGTATTTTTATCTTCATCACTAATATCGGTAATTGAAATGATACCACCCAATATTGTTGGAGTATATAGAGTTTCATACTTAGCACAATCTATTACCACAGGTGTAACCCCCATTGCATTTAATATGGTAACTTTCATAAATTTAGATGAAATACTCCAGGTGGGTTGCGGCCTTACATCATCAACCCCCTCAACAGCCCATATTAGTGTCCCACCGCTAGGCAATTCACTTCCTCTAAAATTGGCAGCAACTTGCCAGTTATTTCCTGTTTTTTGAACTGTATAATTCGATGCGTTAGCCCCAATAAAATCAAACATTAATCTCAAACTGACACGCACCAACCCCTCCTCCTGACTAACCTGTACTGTCTTAGAGATGGATGAACCGGAGACATTAATTGCTGTGTTGCGGGCTTCTCCAGTGTTTGCCGCAGCCGTCACATTGACGGTCGTTGTGCCACTTGACCCGGTGTCAGGAGTGGCGGTTACAAAATCTTTTTGCATAATTTCTGATTTTTAAGTTTTAAAAATTGGACGCAAAACTGCTGTCTCAGCAGTTAGCGTCCTAGTGAAAAAGTTTAGTTCCAACAATATAGTTTCTAACAAATATACCTCGAAACAAAAATACTGTTTTTATTTATCTTTAGCAATTTTAACCGGGTGTTCAATGCCATATCCAAACAATGCAAAATCCATACGACATGGATCATCAGGAAATATTTCCCGGCACGCGTTTGTAAGTTCAATTACAGTTTTCATGTCGTCTGAATTACGGGTAATGAGATTTAGTTGACGACCTACACGTGCAACGTGGGTATCTAAAGGCATCAGTAAAAGATTTGGGCTGAACATTTGCCAGCAACCCAAATCTACCGGGCTGTCTTTTCGAATCATCCACCGCAGAAACATATTAATACGTTTACAGGCTGATTTTACATCGGTCGGAATACCTTTTACCTCACCGTTAAATAAATTCGTTACAGAAGCTACTAGATCAGTAGCAAGCCCATTATGCACAAAAGTTTTATGTACAGCTTCTTCTAAGGTAGGATAACGGGTATATATGCCATGTAAAACCTCACATAAATCATAAAAGTCTGCATAGGTATTAAAACGGTACAGAGTTTTATTTACCGGGTGGGTGCGGCTCATTTCTATGTATCTTTTATCCATTATAAAACGGTACGGAGTACTATTCAGCTCTCCCATATATGTAAACAGTTTTTCAAGAACATTCAGAAATACAGCCCGGCTACCATACGCCAGCCATGAGGCAATAATTCCTGTGATTTCTCTATTCACCTGTTCCCTCCATCTGTGAGAAAATTTAATGGGGTCTTTATTGATAAAAGCACGAATTTCATATTCCCGTACCATACGGTCGAATAATTTTCTTTGTTCTTCTACGTTATTCATTTCTGTATAATTTCGTCAAGCAGTATTGTTCTGGTTGCTCCATTAGAGCATGGTTTTTTACTTTTAGTCAGACATACACCATGTAATTCTATTTGTGGAAGGTTTTTTCTACGGTAAGTAACTAAAACCTTTTGTATTTCAATCCACCCGGTGGCATCTCTAACCTGATCACCTCTTTTATAGGGACAGTGTTGCCGGGCATATTCAAGTAAAATTCGACGCTTTTCTTCTATATAGCTTTCATCAAGCTCTCTGATTTCCTCTAAATACTTTTGTTTTGCATCCATACAATTTTAATTTTTCCGGTTTCAACTAATCTTTTCAATTTGGCCCCTGAGCATGAGCCAAGAGATAAACTATCTAAAATCTTATTGTAAAAGTTCATCTTTTCTTTTGATAAGTACTGTTGATTCAGCATCCATTTGGGACTTAAAACCCAAAAATTTTCAGAAGGGTATTCCTGACATGTCAGGTACCGTCCATTAAGTTTATCGAAATTCTTTAAATTAGCATACCTAAATGTATAGGTACGCTGGGAATTCATTTCATAAATAGTGGAACCATGAGGGTCCAGCATTTTATCCATGTCTATTAATCCACGAAAATTACGCCGGGTAAAATCGGCATGCTGAAACATATCAGGCTGTTTTCCTATAAATGTAATAGTCGCCATAATTTGTGCAATATATTCTGTTTAGATTTATTTTCAGAAGAAGTTGTATTTACAGTAGGTTCATCATACATGATGTCGTTATCTGATATGTAACGGCAATATTCGTCTAACCATGTATCTCCACAAATTTCATAAATTTGTTGTTCTTCATCGGTTAAAATGTAATAACCACCCGATACAAAATCTACTCGCTTATTCATACGTTATTCATTGTTTGACGAAGCAAAGTTGTAAAGAATTTTGGAATTAACCAAGAAATTCAGGATAAATCTTAACAAAAACAAAAGATGCGACAACATTTTACAGTCATCACATCTTTTTTGAAATTAAAACCTCAGTCTGAATAACGAATTCTTATTTTTTACCCTTTGCCTTACCGGATTGCTTTTTAGCAGGTTCAACAATCTTTTTGATTGTTTTAGATGGCTTAAAAGACAACGAACGACTTTCGGGTACATTCATAGGCTTACCAGTTAGAGGGCTGGTTCCGGTTTTTGCCTGATTCACCTTTTGTTTAAATTTTCCCAGAGGGAATGAAATTTCCTCTCCTTTTTCAACGCAGTTTTCAACAACCACGTCAGAGAAAGCCTCAATAACGGCTTCAACTTCTTTTTGCGAAAAGTCAGCTTTTTTGGCTACAGCTGCAATCAATTCGGATTTTTTCATTGTTTCAAAATTTTAATTGTTGTTATATATTGGGACGATTCCCTTTGATTTTCAATCGACTGATCTAAGTAGTCTATAGCTTCGTCGATAAAATCGGCGGCATCTTGCAGATTGTTGGCGGTTTCGTACATACTTTGCCCCTGATCACTGTCTTGTATATTTTCGGGTAAATTGTTATATTCTTCGTCTTCTTCTTCCTGTAAATTTTCTATTTCGTACTTTAATTCTCCTAATTTTGCCTTCACATATTCGATACGGTTTCGTCTTTGCTTATTCATTGTTTTAGTATAAATGTGGTTTTATAACGCTTAATCTCATGGTAAAGTTACTGAATAAAGACAAACTTTCAGGTTTTATTTTCATAGAGATTCTAAATCGTGTCCGTTACGGAGATGTTTAATACATTCCAATATATAATACCGGGTTGCTGTGATATACGCCTGTTCTATTCTTGAACGATTAAAAACCATTGTTTCTATTGATCCATTTTTGTACTCTTCACGAATACACCCATGACCATTACAATACCATATCTTTTTGATGTTAGCGGCAGCTTTGGCCCGTAAAATTCGTAATAATTCTGTTCTCATAATCGTGTTTCTATTATTTTTCGTAAACGGTTACTATAACCCTTCTTTTCAGCATATACGGTGTCTAAATAGGCAAGATATTCATCTGCGGTTTTCCCGCGGGCATATATACTTTGCCAGATTGCATAATCCATCAGGCATTCCTGCCAGGAATTAAAACGGGCATGGTAATATAGAGTACCAATGGCTAATGTCGGCCGTCTTGACGGAACTTTCATTCCGGTACAATTATGTCCGTTTCGAAATGAAAGACTGGTAAAATTACCACTTTCTTCAATACATTGTGCCATAACAATCCGTGGATGTTCAAGCCTGAGTAAAAAGATATAGGTGAAGACGCTGTCAGCGATTGTTGAAAGTGTATCTACCGGGCTTTCAAAAGACGCTGTTGGTGCTGATTCTACTTCCCGAGTACACCGGGTGCAGGAATTGAATACCAAATAAATCAGAACGTATACAAGAAGTATAACCATAATGTCTACTATTGCTTCCCCTATTGTGAGGGGTCTACCACCGATTTTTGTATTCAAAATTTTTCTGATAAACCCTTCCTTTTCAGGTGGAGTTCCGCCGGGGTATATTGTTTCTTCCTGTAGCATTTTTATCTTAGTTTAAGTTCAACTTCTTCAAAATATGCATGACCCCTACCACTCCATAAGATATTTTTAAAAGGTTGTTCAAGATCAAATATGTGACTTCCGAAAGAAATATCGTTTACTACTTCTTTAAAATTCATCACATCCTGATAATTGAATGGATTAGAAATTCGTCGTATAGATGCCACTACATCCGATTTGAAACATTTTGTGTGATAATCACTGTATTTTGGTTTATAGTAAGTCTTTTCTAAAAAAGGTATGCGTATAATCTGAATATTAATTCCAGCCACATAATTTGTATACCCTAAAACTGTCAAGGAATCACTGTTTATGAACGGAGAATTACGGTAGGGGGTGGTAACTGATTGGCAAAATTGGTTTTCTTTAACCCTCATCTGAATAATACCGCCGTCTTTAAACCATATCTGCAAATAAACTGAATCTACAATTGAAATTTGTTTAATCTGCTGACGTTCGAATGGGTTTACGATTTTCGGACTATAATTATATGGAATTAACCCGAATGGAAATGTTGAAAAATACCCTAATTCATAGGGGGAGATTCCAACTTTAGGAAGAGATTCATTTACAATGATTGCATTTGATTGTGTGTAACCTACGATGCCACACAACACCATCATAATTGATAATACTAGATTTTTCATGGCTTTTCTATTTTTAGGTATTCAACAAGTTCATTCTTTAAATGGGTTAGTTCTTCGACGGTTAAATTACTCAAAGTTGACCACTTTTTACCTTTACGTGAAATTAATACGGTCACATCGTTTAAATCGCCATCATTCTGTATGAATTCAACATTAAAACCCTGCGGAGTAACATTATCGTCTTGCTCTTCCACAAGCTCATAATACGAATGGTAGTCTTTGGTGTATTCGCGGCCAAACGCTCGGATTCTCTTTTTGCAAACCACATGAATAACCGTATTTGAAGTAAATGTTTGTCTTGAAGTATACGTTTTAACATCGACAACATCACTAAACGTAGTTTTTAGATGCCGTATTCTTGCCAATGCCATCGAGTAATTATCTACTTTACCCTCCATAGCAACTCTATTATGGCATAGTGGGTGGAGTTTGTAAATTGTTATCATAATGCTCTGTCAAAAATTTCAATTAATTCTTCTGGATCAATATTGGGAGGAAAAACGTCCATACCCGGTAATACATCTTTCGTGAAAGTTATTTCATAATCTTCATCTATTACCAGGAATTGGTTTGCCTGTACAGACCATCTTACTATATGCATAGGAATCCATGTTACTCCCAGCTCAGTATTAATAATCCGAAAGGCTTTCATGGTGGTGTGGGTAATAGCTGCGGTACGCATTCGGCCCTCATACATAAAACGCACCATTGCACTACAGTGCATCGTACAGCGTATTCGCCCCGGTTTAATGTCTATTGGTTCGTTTACGTAACGAACACTGGCTGGGTCGGTAAATTGTCCCACCACCTGGACTTCCCCCGTCTCTGAGACCTTAACAGAGGCTATTGATACAGTGTGACACGAACCGTCCTCGCTTTCTATGTGAAAAGATGTGCCTGTTTTGAACTTTTTCATGATGTACTGATTTTAGTAAACATCGAAATATATTCTGACGTTAGTTGAGTAGCCATTTTTCACCAGGCACTCAGGCTGCGTCTTTGTTACACCCTACATTTGATTCTTCTTCTGTTAAGTCGATTAAAACCTTTTCCATTATTTCTATGAATTAAAGGGTGAATTTAAATGAATTAATTTGGGTAGATGTCAGAGATTCCGGAATCTCTTTTAATATTATCCACTTTCCATTTTGCCCCTTATCAATATACCCCTCGTATTGTAATTTACTCGTCACAGAATCCACTATACACGTAGTTTTACGAGCCTTTTCCCACTTTTCGGGTTCTAATACATACTGAATCATCTGATACCGAGTTACTTCTTTTCCAGCGTTTTTCTTAAAGAAACTTTTAATTTTGTTGAGATAAGTTTGTGATTTCATGACGTATATTATTTACTGTTTGACAATACAAACATAATACTTTTTCTGGATTCAACAATGAAAACCAAGATAATTCTTTAGTATTTGTCTGGAATATTCTGCGGGTGCGTTTTCCAGCACCTTGTCCCAATCCTCAGTAACCACGGGTTTTAGACCACTTTTAACAATGTATTCGCATCTTTCTGGAGCGATAATATGCAGCAGGCCTGGATTAAGTATAAATAGACGCATGCTCTCAGCCACGGATTCGTAAATATTAGGCTCATATCCCGTGATTTTACCTTTCTTTGGGAAGCCACGGTGTAATTTAACGCAGTAGTCCACCCAGTGGCCTATTTCGTGTGATATGACGCCCACACCAGTGCGGTCTATTTTATAACCGGGGTAAGACCACTGCCTGCCACCGGGTGAAGGGTTGAAGGAAACGTTTGCAACGTCGGGTACATAAATTTTAATCGCTCTTCTTTTAAAGTCACATAGACCACAATACCCATAAGGATTCGAATCAGGAAACAAATAAAATGTAGGGAGTGGAATTCGGTTCAAATTCATAAACCTTTTCACATGTTCCACCCCTATTTCAACTAATTGTTTCTTTGTTTTATCTTTATAAGACTGATTATAAAACATGGTATAATTATTTAATGGTTTTCCATTTGCCATTTTTCGTCAAATAGTGGTTATTGTGACGTTTGATAAGTCGGTCAAGACACTGAGTTATTGTTTCACATACCTTTAATTGGTAAAATTTCATAGGCTCTGCCTCACTGTAACGCCACCCCTGAGTTAACACCCATTTATCACCGCTTTTATTTTTGCGGATGATGTAAGGAAAATCTGTTTCAGATTTTATGTGTAATTTAACACGGCTTTCACCAATTAACTCCACATTGTAAAGACTGCCTAAGTTTTTGTAGTTTGCAATTTCTTGAATTTCCATTTTTCTAGTGTTTTATTGTTTGACACCACAAAGGTGTGAAATTATTTTGAATCTACAAAGAAAATCCGAATAAATTTCAGGAATTTTCTAATTTTTCTTCATTCTTTGCATTGAAACAATTGCACCCGGTATCATTTCAATGCTATGTTTTTTAAAGTCTACCGACGCCAATAATTGACACGAACACCTACCTATAAAACTGGGGAATATACTGCTATCTTTTGCTAATGTCATTTTAACCATTTCTCCATCGCATTCAGTAACCTGTCCTCTGAAATTAGAGGAGTACTGTTCAAACTTTACAGTAAATCCAATTATATGTTGCATTACATATTTAAGTTCTTCGGGGGTGATTGAAACACCACCCGAATTCCATCCTGATTCTATATTGTTTTCTTTCATAACTGCGTGTACTTATTTGGTAGATTCTGCTGTTTTCAGCGGGCAATTATGATATTTACAAAAGGTGCCCGGGTTACGCCCGCATTCAATGTACGTAATATTGTTGTCTTTAACGGGTACCTTATCGGTGCATTTACTCTCAATCTTTTCCATCCAGGAAACAATTGGTGATTTCTTTTGTCTATAGTTCATAATACAAGAGTTAAAGGTAATTAAACATAGGGGTCAATATGCTCCTGAACCCACTTTTCATCTTCAAACTTTCGTTTAAAATAGGCAACTTTATCATCAAATTCCTTTTCGGAATCAGCTTCAAATATTTGACTGGCTGGACATGGAGTATTACTGTAGCATTGCAATTGATCAAAACTATTATCAAAGCACCGGACACGTGCAATATCAGACGGATATCTTGGAATATTAGGATCGTTTGCCACTTCGTCCGGAAACACTTCCCATTTTGAATAAGCTAAATAAACCCCATAATATCTACTCATAACGGCTGCTTTTTAGTGGTTAATCTTCGTGTTTCTACCTTTACAGAACCCGGCTCTATATCTTCATAGTGCTTTTCAAGCCTTTCAATGATTTCCGTAAGTTTGAAGTTTCTTTTCACCTGAACCCGGGCATGAATTGTACGTACTTTTACGTTGTGGCCAATCTTACGGCCACGGAACATAACTCTGACTGATCTGATCATAATCGTATTATTTAGTGGAACATAAATTAAGCAAGAGAAATATTGGTAGTTTTAGGTTCTAAATAGCCATTTAAACCCAGAGCTTTATTTGCTCTGGCTATTTTACGTTTTAGTGAAGCAATACGCAACCGAATTTCTTTAGACGGATTTTCAATGGTTTCCTTTTCAGCTAATTCTGCGCTGTATCTTTCAAGACGCTCCTGTGCGTTACCCCGCTTCTTAGGTTTAGCAACAGCTTCCACTGCGGGTGCTTCCTCAGGTTTCTCTTCCTCCTGAACAGGTTCTTCGGTGTTATTTATAGCTACTAAATATTGGTTGGCAATACCTCTATAACTATCTATTAAGGCTCTTTTAGAAAGTTTTTCGGCATCATCGGGCAAACTTACCTTCAACCCTATTTTAACGCAGTTAAGAACTAACTCTTCAAAACTGGCAATTAAGTTTGGACGGTTAACGTATTTATATGCTGCTTCTGGGTTGTTTACAATATTCAACATAACTGCATTGTTAGCAAATTCTGAATTGTTGGATGAAGTTTTCATATTTCTGTTATTTAATAGTTATACCCTCTAATTACAAATACAATATTTTCCCCGCTTCTGTGCTCATGGGCACATACCATATGTTCATTAATGTATTCTTCAAAATAATCATATATGCCCCAATCTCCGTGCCGACTGTTCATTACATCATCAATAATTTTATCTTTCACTTCCTCTACTGAATCTCCACAATAATCGGGTTCTTGCTTTACCTCATACATTTCTTCGTATGGGTAAAGATTCGTTACTAGATAAGCTTTAAACGTTTTGTTAGATGCATTATTTTCCATGATTCAATGTTTTGTTGTTTTGACATTACAAATGTAGTACATTCTAAGATGACGGCCAAGAAAATTCCAAATTATTTCTAAGAATTTTGCCAAGATTCTTTACAGGCAGCATCCACTTAACATATCGCCTGTCTGCCTTATCTCAACCGTTTTAGTAATTCCACCTCCAGTAATGTTAACAGTGGTGGTTCTATCATCTCCGGTATTAGCAGCTGCGGTTACATTAACGGTGGTACCTCCAGCCCCCCTGAATCTGGAGTAGCTGTAATAAAATCTTTTTGCATGATTGAATAACTGTTTTTATAGTTTTCTCAGACTAGCCTGATTGATACTTTATACTTTAAAGTGATGGGTAAAGTTATATAACGAAAAAGAGGTGGCTGTTACACCACCTCACGTGTCAAAACAATAAAAACACTTCTCACGGAAAAGAGACCTCAATTAGATTTGAGGCAGAAGTTTCTTTATAAGAAGATCATAACGATCATAAATAGCATGTGCATGTTTCTCAACCACCCGGCATTTATCAGCAAAGGATGAATCTTTACCAGCAATTTCAACTGATACTAATACGCCAAAAGGCGTTGTAGGGTTATAAAGTCTTAAATAAACTCCACTATCATCTATATACCCGGCTTCGGTACCGTTTATCACTATAGTAGCATAATTACGGCGTTTAATTTCAAGACCCTCTTTTATCTTTACTTTTATAAGTTCAAGTTCCATTTTGTATAATTTTGTTAGACACTGCAAATATAGTATATCCTCCATAAAGCACCAAGACTTTAGTCATGAAAATTACAATTTAAAACTCTTCTGTTTGCACAAAATTACAATTTATAAGTAAAACTACATTTTTACTTATACAGTGTAAGTAATACACCGCTAAAAAAGTTATAAATTATAAGTTCAACCAAAATTCACCCGATAAAATTATCTTCAAATTCACGTAACTTCCCTACCTTTTCCAACATAACGATTTTTAACAGATTTAACACTTTATGGAAAGTATAAAACCGTGGATAAAAATTTTCCGGGAGTTGCCTAAAACGATATTACCATTTTCTCAAAAAGTCTTGGTGCTAACTTAGAAAAGGTATGGAAGTTACGTTAAGACTTTAACTTTCTTTAACTAGTGTTAAAGTCTAGGTGTCATTTCGTCTACGAATTTTAGTCCATAAATACCCCATGAACGGATGAATTTTTTAAAGACATATTTGTCCACGGGCACGTCTAAAGTGACCGTAATCAATTCAATCTTTTCCGGATAAACCGTGTACTTTTCAAGTAGGTGAAGCTCGTCAAGTCTTTGCACATAATTCATATTTCTCTCAGAATTCGGGCAGACTAATATCAGTCTTTTACGCCGCTTTCTTATTCTTACTCGTCTATACATACTGTTTTACTTTTGTGTAATTACTGGGTAGATGCTGCCGGGAAATTGACCGGGGGAAGGCTTACCTTCCGAATATAGAGGAAACCGCGCCCTCTAAATACCCTATACCAAAATCTAAATTACCCCATAACCCCATACCAAACACCCACACCCCTCCAATACCCCATATATACCTCATGCTCTATATATCTTTATCAATGGCCTCCCTATACCTAATGTCACCCTGATATTTTATCAGAGAGGCTGAACAGGGAATCCATTCTGGACGCTCTAATTTCACTATCACCCATTTTCTATTCTTACATCTATTTCATTTACAATATAATTCCAGGAACAGACTTTTCAAATCTTACCCTATAAAACAGGGCCAGAACTGACCACTTATCCTCGTCATATTCTGACCCCTTACTCCACCGACACTCATCGTCAACCACATACGCTACCCCTACATAATTTCCTATCGATAGCTATTTTAAAGGTGAATATCTCCTTTAATATGTCCACTCCGAATCAGTATATCAAATATACCTGCAATACGTTCTATGGCCGGAATTCTATAGTTCAACACCTTTATGATTCTACGAATCAATTCTTCATTATTTTGGACATGCTGGTTAACAACCTGCAAACTCAGCTCTAACTTCTTTATTCTTTCCCTTAGCAGGGCTTCGGTAGTTTCTTTCGTATTCTCACTCATTTTACTCTGACTATTTTATAGAAACATTCAAAATAAAGGTCCTCTACTGGTATATTCATAACCTCCATGTGAGGGTTACAGGCAATAAGCTGCCTCATTGTTCTTTTATCAACTTCACAGAATGCACCCCATTCACCCGAAGTTTCTTTTGAACGGTTCAAATATGCCTTCTCACTCTTACAAATAAAATACACACTGTACTCTCTTTCACCCTCTTTTAAGGTAATATTAGGGTATTTCTCTAGGGTTTTTATTGCTTCATAAAGACGCCGCTTCAACTTTTTTCTTAGAAGGGTTGAATGAATCAAACCCACTAGTACCATAATGAGCATTAATAACGCTACGATAAAAATAATTCTGTTTACAATTTCGGCATTCATAATTTCTATTATTTAATTGGTTTATAATAATCATTTGTTAAATAGGTAATAATGAGGGTCTTCTCTTCCAGGCTGAAATATTTGTAATATTTCCTCTTTATCTATAATTTCAAGATATTGTTTAATTTTCTTTTTAATATCACTAGGGGTCCGGCTAGCTGAATTATTCACCAATGCACAGTAAACTGTATCATTCATTTTATAATATATCCAAACATCATACCATAGACGACCATTGTCTAAACAATTAGGAAATTCATGAACCTCAAACTTTAAAAAGTCTTCTTTTCTTAACCTAAGAAAATATTTATCCATAATTATTCTTCTTTGTTGTTTTTCAATATTTCCTGAAAAAGTTCCTTAGCCCTATGTAAAGTTCCTTTTACTGTACCTACTGGTACCTGCAATTCATCAGCAATCTCTTCATAAGTAAGGCCGTCTAAATATTTCAGTTCGAGCATACGACGGTGCCACCGGGGTAATTCTTCAATCATTCTTTTCACAAAATCCACATATTGAACATTCATAACCCCCTCAAGAGGGGTATCGGCTTCATCTTTTAACTGAAATACAAACTTTGCATCATCGTCGTCCTCATCGGTATCTATTCTTACAAACGAATGCCTTTTACGGGCACGATTATAATCTATAGCCATATTCAGCCCAATTCGAATGAGCCACGTGCTGAAAGCATATTCAGGAGTATAATTGTGCAAAGAATTGAACGCTTTTTCAAAAGTCTCCATACATAAATCAGCCGTTGCATCCTCATCCCTCAGGTATTTATTTAATTGGTAATGTAGTATTTTGTAATACTTTTCAAATAGCTGCTTATATGCCTTTTGATCCCCGCACAGAGCATTTTGAATTAGAAAAAACTCTGTCTTTTTCTTTTGTTTAATGCTCATCTTCTTTAAACGTATTTACCCAATACACAACTTTAATTTGACCGGAATCCAATTGGTCAATCCGAGTTTTTATATAGTTGTTCTTTATTAAGAAGTTTGCTAGTTTAAGAGCAACTGTCTGAGTATCCGTCGCTTTTTCCATAAACCTTTCGTCTTCCATTAATTTTACCATTAAGTAATCAACAATATACTTTTTAGGTGCATCTTTTTCATTTTTAAAATTAGGAGCTGCTTCACTCATAAACAACAGATCACCCAGCATATCTTTTTCTAAATTAAAAATAGGTTCATGAATGGTGAAAGAACTAAACTTAGAAGTAATTCCAACATCATCCCTGCGGGCAGAATCTTGTATTACCTTTTCAAGTAAATGATTTATTCCCCTACGAAATTTCCAGTAATCCATGGCAACTGATTCACAACTCTTACGGCAAATTTCATCATAAGCCTCACTTGATTTAATCAGGCGAAAAGCTAATTTAATTCTCTCTTTTAATTTCATACCTTTAGTTTTCTTTAGTGTTTTCAATTTGTTTGTGAAAAGTTTTATCTGAACAGATATTCGTTAACGCCATAATAGCATTCAAATCCTGTAAAGTATCTTTTTTCTTTTTAGAAGCTCTATATTCATCCCTGATTTCATTAGGATACAATGAATGTTTTTCAATATAAGCTTTTTCAAAAAGCTCACGCATTCTTTTCCGCTCAACTAAATAATTTTGGCGATGCCATTCCCATAGTTGACTGAATTCAATATATTCTGACGGGGTAAAATCACACCCGATGAAATGATCATTCACACCTTTCTTTTTGTAATGATGCAAATCATTTTCATACCGTTCGGTTGCATCGAACATGAAAGTATACACTTGTAAAAACAATTTTAAAACAGAATTTCTCACACGAAACATATATTCTTTCTTCTGTTCTTCATTCAGTTCCTCAGGCGTAACTCCGTATTTAGCACAAAGTGTTTCAAGTAAACGCTGGGCCGCTTCTTTTTCACCACCTATACCACTTTCTGCAAGGGCTTTTACTTTCTTTATTTTTAGCAAAATTTCCTGAGGGGTTTCATTTTGAAAAACTGATGATTTCATGATAAAATGTTTTTTAAGTTGTTTTGTATTGTTATTTTGACAATACAAAGGTGTAAAGAATTTTGGAATTAACCAAGAATTATCCGAAAATTCTAATATTTTTCTAAATAATCTACAGGCACAACCATGCTTCTAAGATCACCTTCGGTGAAATATACACGTATTGTTTGTGTTTGGCAACAAAACGTTGAACTAACAGCAATTCCTATTTTACCATGAAGTTTGTGTAAAATTTGATTGGTGCTGGGCTGATCAATTTTAACCCGAACGGCTTTTTCTCTAGTGAAGATTTTACTATTCATAACCAAATACTTTATTAGCAATATTTTGCATCATCTGTTGAAATTTATTACCACGATATTTTACACCCCTCTGATAAACTTCCGCACATAACATAATTTCTGGTTTACAACCACGATCATGAAATTTACGTACTTTGTAAATCTTACAGAAAACTGTATGCTCCACGTTATCAGCCAAAACTTTATCTCTTTCAATTATCATTATAAAAGGATAAAGGGGGTCAGTAATATCTTTGTCGATCCGAATTCTCATTCGGTACCCTCTTACTATTTCACTATTCCACCCGGCCACTCTACCATTCAACTGTTCATCATGTAAGGGTATTAAATTGTACTGTGTCTTTTTATATTGAATAACTAAATTTTTCATACTAATCTGCTTTTTAACAATGAATAAAGGCTCTGAATCTAATAAAGAAAAATCAATACCTTCAACGGGTCTCTTGACTGAAATTACATCATATTCAGTCCATGAAACATGAACAAACTTTGCCCTAAAAGGCCCATAGGGATGAGAATAATTATCGTTATAATAATTCTCAAGCTTCACCCGAAGTTCTTCTTTGGTTTCAGCTTCTAAAAGTGGGGTTTCACAAATATTCCCTGACTGATACACATGATAGGCTTTACACATAAAGTTTTCCATTTTTCTAGTGTTTTATTGTTTGACAATGCAAATGTGATACAAAATTCAGAAATAACCAAGAAAAATCCTGAAAATCTTAAATACTTCTAAACCATTAACGTTACATAATACGTATATAGAATCGTAATCAAAAAGCTTTTTATTATGATTAAAACAGGTTTAACTGCTGATGAAATTAAGCTCAGCACTGATCATCTAAATGGTCTATTAGCGGATCATTTTACACTTATGTTAAAAACATGGCAATTCCACTGGAACGTTGTAGGCGATTCTTTTGGTTCCTATCATGAAGCTATGCTTAAACTTTATGAAGCCGAAATTGAGCGCGTAGATGACGTTGCTGAACGAATCCGGGCTTTAGGGGAACGTCCATTAGGAAGTATGAAGGCTATGCTGTCCCACAATCACATTCAAGAATTTAGCATGGATGAAGCCGTTCCACAGGCCTTAACTATGTGGGGTTATATTCGTGATGACTGGGACAAAACTATCCGTCATATTCGTGAAATTCATGAAGAAATTTCTCCTAAAGACTTAGCTACCCTCAATTTTTTAGAGGACATGATTGAAAGTATGGAGAAAGAAGCGTGGATGATTCGTTCTTATAACACCACACCGGATGGTAATTAAAAAGAGGGGTATAATAACCCCTCTTAAAACTATAATCAGAAATTAATTCTTTCATTACTCACGACACGCAAGTTCTATATTTAAAACTCCCGTAAATCCTTGGAATTGTAATTCAATTGTTTGATAATCACCCTCAGAAGTGTCATTTGAGCCAAATCCAATTGCTTTACTTCCTGGGGTAAATCCAATAGGAGCAAAGTCACCATAATCATCGGTAATTTTAGCAGAAGTGATAACTCTATCAAAAGTTAAACTTCCGCTTATTATACCTTCACCCGGTGCAATATTCATGGTAATACTACCCGGTACGGGTATTTTATCTCCTACGGCTGATCCGGGGTGATACCATTTACTTCCTCCGGTAAAATCTATTACAGTGACTTGTTGTCCTGCTGCCTGACTAATAGAAACTTGTTTTGAAACTCCACTACCTGATACAGCAATGGTTGTGTTGCGAGCTGCCCCACTATTTGCGGAGGCTTTAACGTTTACCGTTGTACCTCCAGCCCCCCCTGTGTCGGGGGTCGCAGTTACGAAATCTTTTTGCATAATGTTAAATTTTGGTATTTAAATTGCTACAAATATAGCCTTTATAAAATATCGTTTTCTTCACGTTTCTTACGTTCGCGTCTTTTGCGACGAGCCTCCAGACGTTTCGCCCGGCGAATCTGTTCCTCCTTTGAAAGACCTTCAAATTTATCCACCTTCTCTTTATGGCGGCTTATAGATTCTTTAATGGCCCCTTTAATACGCATACCTTTCTTCTGCTTCTTAGCCTTATTCAAATTATAATCTACTTCAAATTCTCCTTTAGGTTCATCCTGTTCTTCGGGATCAGCTACCAATATAACACCATTTTCCTTTAAATCTTCAATACGGGTGGTATCTGGAGTGTTGGGGTTAGCTTTAGTGTCTTCAATTGTTTTGGCAGTTTTCATGGCTTTTAACCGTTCTAGCATTCTCTTACGGATATTTTCACCTGATTCATTCACCACAGGATTGGCATCTTCAATTACTTCGTCTATAGGAACGAATTCATCGGTGAATTTTGTGGATGCCTCTTCAATTTGCCCCCAATCATACTGTTTAATCAAAGCACTAGGCAGTTGAACAGTTGCACCGTCCATTACGTTGCTATTAAATCCGTTAAATTTGCTATACCAGCTATTAGCAAGCTGAGCAATTAACACGCTAGGATTCAACCCGGCTTTAGCAGCCGTTAACCCTATAACAAGAGCATTAATCGACATTTGTTTCATTACAGACATAACGTTTGTTTCTGCCTGTAATGTGGCGTTTATATCTATACGACCGTCAACGGTCATTTTAATTTCGTTTCCCTTAACTTCTTTACGGGCCTGTTCAATAATGCGTAATATCAAATTACACAAATCTACATTACTGCCACCTGCTGCCCGGTTTTTAATTTCTACTTCTGTGAGCATCTGGTTTAATACTTCCAAACGCCCCGTTTCAGTGGCAATACGAAAATCTTTATTAGTAAGTACGTATTCAGCCCGTCGGCGTGTAATCAGGTCACGATTTTCAACATAGAACTTTTTAAGTTCATCCTCAGGAACTTTTATACGGTATTCCTTAGCCATTATTTTAGCTACATCCGTTATGGTATAAAACTTACCAAAAAGCTCCATAATCGTGCCCGTATAGTCCACTAAATTCCTGGACTTACGTAGCTTTGTACCTAAAGCTTTATTTAATTCTTGTACGGTACGTTGGTAATTTCTTTCTAATTTCAGGTAATGCAACCGCATCACATTAGCGGCCTTAACAGCACTCAAATCGCCTCCCACTGATTTTATATAAGCACTCACATTTACTATCTGCTGATAGTCTATTTCGATAGTTTTTTCTTCATCGGTGCCCTCATTCAAAACCAAAGAATAATACCGTTTGGGGCTTAAATCACGTTCTTCTTTAGCCCATTCCGACGCAACATATAAATCTTTAACTACGTCGGTGGATTCGGTGATATAATCAGGCGCATTTTGCATAATGCGCTCTCTATCCTGCTCTGTCAATCCCTTACTCATATCACATTTTCATGTTATAACAGCCACAACCCATCAGATAGGCTACCGCATCACATTCGTGCCTACCATCCCAATATCTTAAAAACTCTACAAGGTTTTTATCATGCGCCTTATCCACTACCATACTAACAAATAAAACCCCATCCTGACAAAATACTTTGGCTAACAAACAATTATTATTTATTATCAGTAAATCATTGACACGTTCTTTGTAAATCGAATTTGGGAATTTACGTGAAATAGCATCAATAAAAAACTCTGAAGGAACTCCGTTAGAGGGGTATTTCATCATCTGTCGATTCATCCAGCAACATTTGCGGATACGTTTATTTTTCTTATGATAAATAACTAAAGCACCAATCAGTACAATAATACTAAATCCCAAACATTCACAAACTATTTCCATCGTGTTAAAAGTCTAAATTGTTTCTATTCCGAGCATATAAAGTAATATCCCCAATTTCAACATACCACCATTCGGTACGGGTGGCAGCTTTAAATCTAGTGGGAAATTCGCTGAACCGGGGATAACATTCTTTTATTACTACCAAAGTGTTTTCTGGAAAGCCGTGCCCGCTTTCATTATGGCGGACACGACATATATCTCCAACACCAATTCGTTTCTGGCTCATGGCTTTACTTTTTGGGTTCTTCATCTTCTGCCATTACACAGTATGTGTTTAAGAACTGTATAGCTACCGAAACGGCATTTTCCAGTGAAACGCGTGAGACTTTGGCCGGGTCTAAAACCTCAGCTTCAAATAAATCAATCACTTCTCCACTTACCGGATTTAAACCAAAAAACCACTCAGGAGCATTTTCAACTGCAATTGAAATCTTATCGGCATTGATACCCGAATTAACACAAAGCTGACGGAACGGAGCAAATAAAGCCTCAGCAACCACTTCCATCCCCATATTGAAATCGGTAGAAGTATTTATAGCCTCCTTTTTAACTACCAAAGCAGCCCGAAAATGAACAGTAGCTCCTCCAGGAATATACCCTTCATCTATTGCGGCCCGTGTTGCAGCAATTGCATCATCCACACGATCTTTGCGTTCTTTAGTTTCAACTTCGCTGTTTCCACCTACATAAATAATTGCAGCTCCTCCGGTAAGTTTAGCAATTCTTTCCCGACATTTTTCGATGTCAAAACTATTTGTAAATGAATCTATCTGAGATTTAATTGCAGCTACCCGGGTGTTCACTTCTTCCTCACTACCTGCTCCACCCACAAGCACCGTTCTGGTTGATGAAACAACTGCCCGGTCACATTCTCCCAACCAGTCTACTCCTGCTTCGGTCACCGGATGACCATATTCATCCCCCACTACCTGTGCACCAATTTTAACAGCCAAATCCATCAACAAATCCTTCTGAATTTGCCCATACCCCGGTGCTTTTACAAAACATGCCTTCAATCCATTTGTTTGCTGCACATTCATCACCAAAAATTTTACTACATCATTGCTCATATTAGGAGCAACAATGAGTAAACTCCGTTTCACCGTGTAAACTGACTGTACAATAGCCATAATTTCCTGAACATAATTGATATTCTGTCCAAAAACCAAAACATACGGTTTATCCAAAACAGCTTCAATACGTTCCGGGTCAGTTACAAAATAGGGGTTAACCAAACCTTTTTCCCACTGGAAGCCTGTTGATACCTCAATTGAGGTTTCTACTCCTTTAGCACTTTCTTCAACGGTAATTACACCGTCGTTACCTACTTTAGTAATAGCTTCTTTAATCAGATAACCAATCTCTTCATCTCCGTTAGCTGAAACAGTTGCTATTTGCCGGATTTTATCAAAATCATCAACAGCAATTTTCTGAGATTTAGATTCAATAAACTCCACAGCACATTGAGTGGCGTATTCTATACCCCGTTTAAAATCCTGAGGATTTTTAACGAAATGCATCTTTTTCATACCCTCCTTAATTAGGGCATGCGTCAAAATTGTAGCGGTTGTTGTACCATCCCCGGCTTCATCACAAGTTTTAGCAGCTACAGTTTTCACTAGTGTAGCCCCCATTCTTTTTATAGGGTCGTTGGTATCATAGGCCCGGGCAACGGTAACCCCATCTTTAGTAATGTGAGGTATGCCATACCCTTTATCGATAATTACGGTATGCCCGTTCGGGCCAAGAGTGGAGGCTACTGCCTCCGTTAACTCTTCAATGCCTGCAAATAAAGATTCTTGTGCTTGCTGTTTAAATAAAATTCTTGTATCCATTATTATCAGTTTTTTATTTTAACGTTAATCCTTAGTGATTTGATCAGGGTTCCACTCACATTTACCACCTGCACAAGCCGTACCTATTTCACTACCAGCTTCTTTAAACGAATTTTCCCATTCTATTTTTGAGTAATCAACAGGTTTCATCTTGCAAATGTGCTGCCATTTGTGAAAAGCATTTACATGTTTCAAACAATAGGAAGTCAGTTTACGATCTCCGTTCATGTACTTGTCGGCAAAGCCGTTAAACCGTCGAACCCAGTCTTTACGACGCTCTACAAGACGTTTTAAATAATCAATGACACAATTTACATCACTGAAACAAACTCCGTCTATATCGACTAAAAACCGTCCGTTATGAATATTGTTAATAATGTACTGGCTAATATCTTCATCGGTAAGTTCTAATAATTTTGAATTTATCCCCAACGCAGCATTACAAGCCTCCCAAACGTCTTCAAAAACATCCATTGCATCTATAATGAGACCACTGGATAAAATTGCTCCTGCTCCATACCGTTCAGCCAATTCTTTTTCATCAAGCACCTCAGTAAATGGAGCCTGAGGGTAATCTAAATCACCAAAAGATGATAACAAACTGATACCACCAAATTCACTACGATGCTCCCAAATAAATTCACGTGTTTCATCCCACTCGTCCGGTTTTACCGTACAGGTATTTGAAACATTCATCCGTAATGTTGGGTTTTCTTTTGTAGAGGGGTGATCAAAATTAGTTCCATATTCAATCCAATTTTGCTTGGTCAACAAAACTAGTTTTAAGAATTCTACAGCTGAAACATCTTTTCTTAAAAGAGCATTTTTAGGTAACGTAACCGGGAAACAAATTACACTTTCAGTATTTTTCAACCACGCACTTTTTTCAATACAAAACGGATTGACTTCCTTCCATTCTTGTAGAGATTGTTCAACATTAGCTGCCTGAATGTGTCTTATATAATGTTTTGCGTGACCTGGAGTAATGCCTGAAAGAGTGCCTAATAACTGAGAACTATTACCCGACGGTTTCACAACTGTACAACGTGCAGCCGGATTAATGCCTATTAATTGGGCCATCCGCTGGTTGGTCTGCTTTACAATTTCAGCCCCCCTGCGTTGTATTTCAGGATTGAATAAAATATCAGGATTTTCACAAAACCCTGTAATACCTACACCAATTAAAGCATCCCTTTCCGCAATAAGACTAGACCATTTTTCAAGCACCTTAAAATTAGTATACCCGGCTTGCATAGTACAAATAATAGAAGCGGCCTCACAAGCTTTATAAAAATCCTCTTCGGTTTGAATTTTGCCACCATTAATTTCTGCCAAATTACAAAAACCCCATCCACTATGCCACTGATCGTCTTCCCCTTTATATTTAGGGAATAAACCTACTTCGCCACAATTATGCACCAAAATTCCAGCACAATTTTCATATTTTTCATCACCTGATGTGATGATATAAAAATTGTGATTATCTTCTACGGTTAAATCATAAACAGATTCAACTCCACACGGAGTAACAGAAACAACTGTGATATTCTTATCAACTGTTACCTTATCAGTTGATAAATATGTACGATCATCATCTTCTTCAACGTAAGGTCTGCCAGATAACACCCACTCCCTTAAATTTGCTATTTTACCACCAAATCTATTTTTAGATAAATTTTTAGGGAATCGACTGTCTAATTTATTACAGGCTTCACATGAAATATATCCACCATTTTCATGAACTTTTTTAGCTATTTCAAATAATTCCTTATTAGACAACCCCTTATATCGACCATTTTTAGATAAAGTGGTTGATAAAGACATATTGTGTGAATATTTTTCTTTATCCTTGATTCTAAATACCGGGTTATTATCTCCTTGTCTTTCTATGGCTGTTTTTTGTAAATGATTTTCCTTTGATAAAAGATGCAAATTTTTTATAAAATCTCCACCATTATTATCAATGTGATCAATTTCAAAACCCTCTGGTACGGCTCCATGATTATATTCCCATATCATTCGATATTGGCGGGCAAACCCATTTGTTACAGAACAAATTGTTCTATACTTAGTTTTCACAGTAAAAAACTTTTCTAAAGGCTTACCCACACATTTAACAGCCTCTAAATAAGAGCCATCTTTTAAAGCTAATCGATGATCAGGCGTACATTTAAAAGATGAACTGTCTGAAAGCTCCACTTTAACTACTTCCTTTTCCCCGGTTTTAAAAGCTTTAGCCTTTTTAATTTCAGCTTTCCACTTCTTACCAAAACGCCCCTTAAAATTGTTAAATCTTGATGAATAAACTGGAAATTCTTCACCAGATAAAGCCAATTCTCCAATTGAAACAGCATTTCGACCATCTGCTACAGCTACCAATGTTTCTCCCGTAAAACAAGGATTATACACAAACATAGGTGAATCTATAAATACGAAACCGGGTTCACCAAGATTCTTCGTATAATCGAATATTTTATCATATACTGATTTAGAAGTAGTAGGCAAAATAGCGGCTGAATTGTTAGCCCGGCAAAGTTCTGGATAGGTAGTCATCCAGTCTCCAGTCTTACAGGAAGCCATTTGCCAGTCATCAGCGTCAAATATGCTAATCATCGCACTACGGCGCACACCTCCGGCAATCACGCTATCTGCAAATATGCAGATAATATAATGCAGTTCAAAAGGGCTTAATTTGCGGTTTCGTATTTTATCCAAAAATACTTTCACTTTGTCCAAAGCCTTTTTAAGTGGCTCAGGGCCGGGGGCACGAAATCCCCCACGAATAGGAGCACCTAATGGACGAATCTGTGAATAATTAAATTTAATTTCGGGGCCTCCTTCATAATAATTCGTTAAAAGCTTTCCAGCAGCAGCGGCCCACCCTTCTATGGTATCAGGTATTGCAAATTCTTCTATATGCGATGTATGATTAAACCCTTTAGGAATCGGTAAATTCTTTACATGAACCTTTTGCACACTATAGCCTACCCCACAACCACACAAAAGCAAATACATAATTTCCTCAAACACCCGAACTCTATCCACATAAGTAGCAGAACAGTTATAAAACCTGCTATGCTTTTCAAGCATCAATTCCCCACCATATTGCAGAGCACGTTGAGCACCAAGAACCTTCTGTTCTAAATATAATTCTTTTGCTTTATTTATCAGGGAAAGAAATTCTTCACGATTTTCTTCTGAAACCTTAGAAGAATAAAACTGTAGATGCATGTTCATAACCCGATTAACAGCATCTTCCCAACTTTCTTTTTTACCTGAATGAGTTTGAGCATATTTACTCAAAAATACATACTCCCCTATAATGGGGCGTCCATCAATTTCTACCATAAAAAAAAAACCTTAAATGAATTTTTATTTTTCTTTATCGGGCTGCTGAGGGCCAATAATACAACACGGCATTTTATTGCCTAATGTTAAAACCAAAAAATCCCGTCGTATTTTATTGTTTTTCTTCGCAGCTTCGTTTACAATAGCTACAAATATACTGTTTTCAATTTCTAAATACAAGGGTTGCGGGGTGTATTTTTCATTCTTTTCAAGAGCTATTTGCAGCTTAACTCTTTCTTTTTGAAAATGTGTTCGTAATATTTCCTCGGTCGGTAAAATACCCACAAAAGATTTGATTCCCTTACAGGAAACCAACCCCTGACCTTTCGAATCGACTAAATATAAATCCGCAGGTTTTTGTTCAATTTTCTTTTTCATAGTATAATTATATAATTAACAATATATTAATTCTCTTTTAGCTCGGGTAATGCCTACGAATTTAATACATTTTTCAGCATACAATGACAATTCCGTGGTTGCATAGGGACTGGGTAAAAGTTCAGGTTTTAAAAAGAAAACTCTGTCGGCCTCTAAGCCCTTAGATTTATGTATAGTTGACAAAATAATAGAATTGTTATCAGCATTTTCAACAAAAATATCATAGATGACAGAACGTACTTTATTTAAATCCCCAAAATACTCAAACAAACTTATAAGAATATTCACCTTTTCGTCCAGCTTATCATAAGTTTCACTTTTAGTGGGATGTTTTACTCCTTTTTCAGCCAATCTATTTTCACAATCAAGCAATATTCTCTCAAAGTCATAAATATCATTTACACTATCTATCATCGTCACCAATTCATCTCCAAGTTCACGGCCCATTATTACACAACGCTTACCCAACCGAATTAATTGAATAAATGCATCTATTAAAGGTGCATTATTACGGCATAAAATAAAATCTCCGTGTTTTGCCTGTCTAATAGTACCTGTATCTACTATTCCTTTCGGAGCATCGGGTGCAGCAATAATTCCATCCGGAAAAACTGTACAGGCTTCTTCTACCACCGCCTGTGAACAACGATATGTCATGCTTAAAGGCAAACAAACAGTATTAGGTGCGTTTTTAATGTCATTTAGTGAATCTAAATTTGCGCCCATAAAAGAGTAGATGGACTGCTTTTCATCACCAACCGAAATCAGTCTGCCACGGGGTGTGCGGCATCTTTTAACTAGATCGTAGTGTAGGGGGGCAATATCTTGTACCTCATCAACCATTACCACATTATACCGTTTGAAATCTTCCGGTTCTATATAATGTGCGGCATAATACAACATATCGGTAAAATCAATTAAAATTTTACCCCCGCTATTACCACAAAAATAGCTGTCAGTAAACTGAGAACTAAGTTTATGGAGCTGTATGGCCTTCATTGCAATATTTTCATTCACTTCTTCACCATATCTTTCACCCAATTCTATAATTTTAGCTACATCATTAAAAACAAGATTAAAACGCATAATATCATATAATCGGGTAATTCGCATTACTAACCCCGGTATCTTTTTAGGATGAATCCCTTTAAAATCTAATTTTTCCTTACAAAAATTAAAATATTTACCCTCACTAATTGCAAAATTTATATTAAATGCTTTGCATAGCATAGATAACGCGTAAGAATGCAAAGTTGATGCCTTAACTGTTCGGGGTAATCTATTTTGCAATTCACTAGCAATAGATTTATTAAAAGCCATGAAAATACATTCTTTTACTGGAGGTGTTGCTTTAGCTAATTCACATAATGTAAAAGTTTTACCGGAACCTGCTGTGGCACTCACAAAAATATTGCGGTTAGTAGATCGGTATTCCTCTAAAATTGCCTGCTTATATTTATCTAATTGAGCCATACTAAATTATTTCTTCAATATTGTAATTAACATCTAATTTCTGCTCCCATAAAGCATCAAATAAATATGTTCCATTCACTAAATCGAATAATTCTTCAAAATTTGCCCGCACGCAAGGCCCAATCTCACACACATCCCCCATTTTATTTAACTCCTCAAAACGATCAGTTTTTTCTATAAAAATAGAATCAGAACTTTCATGACAAAACCAACTGTATCCTACTAAATCTAGGTCCTGCTCCCATTTATCTTGGGTTTTATAATTTGCCAAACTATCTGCTACATTATTCCCAAATACATCTTCTTCATTCAAATTATTTTCATGACCCGGCAACCATTTTATGCCGAATTTCATTTTACGGCGGCTTTCTATTTCTCTTAAAATATCTTTCCAAATATCAACATTTTTTACCCCTTTCCACCCTTTCATACGCCAGTTTGCCAACCAACCCAATTTAAATGCATTCACACAAAACTGACTATCGCTGGTAATTATAACATGCGTGAACTCATTAGGATCAACCATACGGATTGCGGCCAGTATAGCCATCATCTCCATTCGGGTAGTAGTTGTATTGTAATAACCACGCCGAAGAGTTATTTCTTCATCTCCTACCTTACAATAAACACCAAACCCACCACATTTTCTACCTTGTGTAGTACAACTACCATCAGTCCATATTTTTATAGAAATACGATCATTCATGTCTAACCTTAAATTTTAATGCTAAATCAGTATTAGTTAACCCCCGATTTATTATTCCAGTAATCATATCTTTACTTTCAATAATTTCCCTCATTTCTACATCTATTGTGTCAGGGGAAGCTAAATATATAACGTTTATACTACTCCGTTGACCCATCCGTTCAAGACGTGCTGTAGTTTGTTCTAAATCAGTCGATCTATCCGGGTATTCTATATAAATTAGAGTACTGCAATTACTTTGCAAGCCATCCATGCCTGTCCCGGCAGACTGAATATTTGCGAACAAAACCCGGTGTTTACCGCGTGAAAATTCATCCACTAGTTTTTGTCTTGTTTTACTATCTACTCCACCCTGGATTACAGGGCTTTTGAAATAATCACTTAATTCCTGTAAAGGCTCACGATGTACCCCAAATACTAACAAAGAATCATTTTCATTAGCTTCAAGCCATTCCTCTATATATTTTTTGATAAACTTAATTTTCCCTTCTATGCTCAGCCTTTTCAAGGTTTGAATCATTACCAAATGCGGCGCATTCACCGCGTTATTGGCTTTATTTATGTCAATTTTAGATAAATAAGAAATCAAATCACTTTCAGCCCGCCGATACTCTTTTATATTAGTTATAGGAACATCAACCACCTGTGTAATAAGCGGCGGTAACTCCTTTAAAACATCTCTCTTATTACGTCTTATATATCCAGCTGATTGTAACATCTTATGTAATTCATCCAAATTGCTAAAACCACCCCAATCTACACCAAATGGAGTCTTTTTAGCATCACAATAGCGAAATTTAAATTCAGTTACCGACCCAAAAGTGTTATCAAACTTTCTTATAATCTTAAATGGCTGAATCAAATCCGCTGGTTTATTTTGGGTTAGTGTACCAGTAAGGCCCCAAACATAACGAATGCGGGCAGTTATTTTCAGGACTAATTTAGTCCTTAAAGCCTTTTCATTCTTTAAAAAGTGAATTTCATCTATAGCACAACAACCCCAGTGTTTACATAACAATTCTTTAAATTTTAAAGCGGGTTTATCAGTTCCACGCTGATTTAGTAAATCAAAATTAATGATTACTACATCACTATTCCATATAGTATTCCAATCTACTTTTTTTTTGGCACGGTCAACCACAGCAACCGATCTATCAGGGTTCCATTTACCCCATTCCTTTTTCCAGTTATATTTTACTGAGGCAGGAGTAATAATAAGGGCAGGAAAGCAATTTAGAATTTCTATCGTTGCGATTTGCTGACCTGTTTTCCCTAAACCACAATCATCTCCATTAATGCAGTTGCCATAATTAATCATATAAGCTATCCCTTCACACTGATAAGGCCGTGGAATAACATGTAACCCAATTTCTATGCATGCAGTTTTAATATCCGAAGCATTAACAATAGAGGAAGGTTCAGTTCTATTTAAAAATCTTTTTGAGGGGAAAGTATATACCCCCTCAATAAAACCATTATCTTTAAGCCACTTTGTTAACGGAGCACTTGTAACCAATGCAAATGGAATATTCCATTCTTTGTTTTCAGGGTTATAGTTTGCGCCTGCAAACTTTTTTACCTCTTTCACTAAAGCAGCATCATAAGAAAACTGAATCTTCCACCAACCGTTAACCTTTCGGTAAAATCTCATCTTCAAAAGTTTTTCTATCAACTATTCTTATTCCAAGCTGTTTGGCTGTTTTCATCTTAGATGATGTACTGTTTAAATCAGCAACCACCAGAACAGTACAGGCTTTAGTCACCCCATTCAACACAGTATGACCCTTTGAAGTAAGTGCCTGTTCTAATTCTTTGCTCCGAAATCCAGTCATACAAACAAACATTTTTTCACCATCAGTAACCTCTATTTTAGGAAATTTGATGTAGGAAATTTGAATCAAAGGATATGGACAAAATTGGTTTATACCGTTAATGAATGCTCTGGCAAATTTTTCACCTATTCCTGGAATATTAGCAATTAAACAAATCAATCTATCAACAGTTAATCGTTTTAAAACAAACATACCATTTTTTTCTTCTCCAAACTCATCTGAGTTATCCAAAATTTTCTGGCAAATTGTTTCACCTATTTTTCCATCAAAAATATTTAATGCTGTTAGGTACCGGGCCAAAGGTACCCCTTCACCACCAATCAAAAATTTTTGAATTTGTTTATATACTGTCTCACCCCGGCTTTTACCTAAAATCTGCTGCAATTCCTTGCAGGATAAATCAATAATATCGGTATAATAAGTGTATCCATTTTCATACAATTTCCGTAGGGAAGGTTCTTCAAATTCTTCACACCCCATAGTTCTAAAAAAATACACTAATTCACTGATTACTCTTTCTTTACAATCTGGATTTTTACATAGCAAATTTGTTTCAGTTTCATCCCACTCTAACACCTTTCCACACGATGGACATACCTGCATAGATTTTACCTGCTGTTGCATTTCAATACTATTGAAAGAAATTGTTTTTAAATGTTTAGGAATGACATCCCCTGAACGAATAATTTCAATAATAGCACCGGGGCAAATGTTTCTTTCGATGAGTGTTTTTGCATTATAAGCCGTTGCCCGGCTCACTGTGGCTCCATCCATTTCAACCGGGTCGATTACTATTACAGGATTAAGTACTCCGGTTTTACCTATCCCGTATTCAATACTTTTCACAGTTGTTTGGTAAACATCACACCATTCTTCACGCTTAAAGGCTATAGCATAGCCCGGATTACCATTATTAAGTCTTCCAATTTCAGAACGTACTTTGGCCTCATCCACTTCAATAACTATCCCATCAATTTTATATTTGTCATTAAATACGTTGTATAAATCTTCATTAAGAAATGAATTCAATTCTATATCCTTTAACCCCAATAATGTAGAAATAAAATATATTTTCCAATCTGCCACAAATTCCTCACCATAAGCATTTTTCATTTTCAGGAGTTGAACATTCTTATTTAAATGAGATTCATCACACCCATACCGAATAAAATCAACAGAATCGATGAAAGAACTTTTATATCCATCTGGCGAATTAAACAGGCCTGCCACCATGTTACGCGCATTTTTATAATTAAAATCCCTGCATTCATTTTTCAGATAAGTAAAAGTCCTTTTAGGTAAAATAGCTTCCCCCCAAGTGTACAGGGGTACATCTTCGGACCCAGGTATGGGTTTGTTCATACGTTTGTAATGCAAACTGCTCTTTTGCCCCATGACACCATCACCACGTGTCCATGCGTCATTAACTGATTCGTCAACAACTAAACTAATCCCATCAAATTTAGGAGTAATAATAACAGTTTTACACCCGGCATCTGACATTTTTTGTAACCATTTTCGAAGCTCTTTAAGAGTCTTCACCTTTTCAAGACTGAACATAGGAACAGGCAATTTCTCCATTCTATCCTCAGCTTTCTCAACTATACCCTTCTCAAAAAATTTATCTTTTGGGTTATTTTGCCACAATTTTTCTACCAGTTTATCATATTCGATATCCGATATTTGCGGCTTACCCATACGGTAAGCCGCATTTAATTTTATCAGTTGTTCCCTAAGGGAATTAATTTCTTTGGTATTCAATTTTGTTGCCATAACTAAACCTTTATTATAATTTGTCCTAACAAGCGAATTTCTTAAATAATGTCACATATTCATAATATTCAGTTTCACTAAACACCCAACCCTCACCATAAATATCAGTAATCAAACGTTTAATCATTCGAATAATACCAGCTTTCTTCCGATTAATTATGGTATTCAATTCACAAACTGCTGCAACTGCTTTATAATAAGCTTCCCCTTCGGCACTCATTAAAAGACCATCATATTGTTCTCTTTCACCTCTGATTTCTGATAATTCCCTCATTTTTGAAATGATTTTTTCTCTTCTTTGTGCATTTGTTTTCATAACTGGTAATCTTTATTGTTTGACATCACAAAAGTGCAAAGAATTTTGGAATTAACCAAGAATTATCTTGAAAATCTACTTATCATAGCCCAACATTTTCCCCATAGCCTTTCTTTTACGCATTTCTTTTTCATCTCCGGCCCCCCGTTTTATTTCTTTATCAAAACGATGTCGCAAAATTTCCTTTTTCTTTTCATCCGGTTGACCACCAAATGTATTAACACTGAATTCCGGTATAGTTTCACCCTCAGCAACTTCTTCAAATTCCATCACACACCCACAATTAGGGCATTTAAATTCAGTTTTAGGTACCATTTTATGTGCTTTGGCATCGTATGCCATCCGAAAAGTTCCGACATTTTGCCGGGTATTAAACTCTTTACATGTGTTATTTTTACAAATTAAATAATAACTCATAAATAATGCCTCCTTCCGTATTCTGCTATTAAAAGACTATCAACCAAATTATCATCAGGTTTTTTACATGCCTCTGTTCGGCGCAAATCATGGTTAGGAAATAAACGCTGGGCAGCAAGAATAGACATAACCTTTTTATTAGGATTTACTTTAACCCCTTCGTGCATTTCTTTCTGCCATTTTTTAGGAGAAACCAATACAATGGGCAACCCGCACATAACGAATCCCATACGTAAAAGACCACAAACTAATCCGAAATTAAAAGTCGCTCCAGCAGAACTACCATATAATGCATGCACGTCTTCTATGACAACAATTGTTTTAGCCGGATCACACTCCTCTGAAATTTTAAAAATCAAATCGGCCAACCCATGCAAATCCAATTCTTTACCTACTTTAGGCATTGCATAATGTGTTATGCCGGATACATTCATCACGGTAATAAACCCTTCTTTACCGGGGTCAACCCCTATCACAGTCTTATCTAATTTCATAATTTTCCTTTTCAGCAGAATAATCAAACCCAAGTAATCGATACTGATTTTCCAAAAAAGCTAAACCTGCCAACTGCGCAATAAATTCATCATCATTTCTAATTTCATCAGGGTTTTTCCAGCTTTTACTATGCATTTTATATACTTTGTTTTCACAAATTGCAAGCACTTCACAATGTATACTCTTACATATTTCAGCCCCTTTTATGCCTGTAGGAGTATTAATCGATTTAACATTTATTTCTATCTTAACATTCATAACCAACTATATTATCATCTTATTCTATATAACTATACCCATTTTCTTTCACTACTGTTAGTGTAGTAACCCCGGCCCTAATATTCATGACATGACTAATTATATAAATTGGATAACCACACCCATCAAGAGATTCAAGCAGTAAAGAAAGCCCTAACGGATCAGTACCCTCAAGAACTTCATCAATATTTAGGAAATGCAACCCTCCCCACTCATTCGTTCCGTTAATCATTTCCTGCATAGCCTGAATTAAGGCTACTTCTACCCGTGCGCGTTCACCTCCGCTAAAAGACCAAAACGATTTATATTCACCCTCACCATTTATAACGAAAACGGTGATTTCAGCTTTAATTTTACCTTTCGAATCCCGTTTAAACCCTTCTATACATAAACGCAGTTCTGACCGCTGTTTTTGTAAAGCTGAATTAGCAAAATCCTGAATTATTTTTAATTGTTCACAGGCTAAAGACATTTTAAATTCTTTGAATCTTAACCCCCATTGCATCATATCAGAAATTTGCTTCTCACATTCTTCACATTCTTTACGTGCCTTTTCAAGCTTTTTCTGAGTTAGGGTCACTAGCCCGGTAAGTTCTTCCTCACGGGTTTGTATTTCTTCTTGTTCGGCCCTTTCAAGCTGTTCTGCCAGTTGTACGCTTCTTTCATCACATTCAGCCTGAACCCCCCGGTTATGATCTATATATTCTTTACAGGTGGTGATTAACTGATTTTTACTGGCAATTTCACCCTTAATGCGGGTTATTTCCGATTGAACCTTACGGACAGCCTTTATAGTTTCCTGCTCTTTTGCTCGTACCCCTGATATTTTTTCCTCAAACTTTTTAAGTTGTTTTTCAAAATCAGCAAGTTCTTGAAGTGCAACTTTTGATAAAGTGTCATGTTCCTGCGCCTCACCCCTTTTTCGGGCAATTTCAGCGCGGGTTTTATTGATATCTATTGAACTATCAGTAATTACAAATTCCGTACCACAATGAGGACATTTTACTGCACCTTTCAATATGGCAGCTAATTTATTAGTTTCAGCTTCGAGCTGAATAGAGGCAGCTAAATGATTCTTTCTTTTTTTACGAATTTCTTCCACCTTTTTATCAGTCGATTCTCTTTCAACTGAAATAGCATCATACTGATCTTTATAATCAATTTCCTCTAATAGGAGTAGCTGCTTAGTGGCTTCACTAATTTTTATCTGATTTTCCTTTATATCTTTTTCAGCCAGTTTAATAGTAGAAAGGGATTGCTGAATTTTTTCTTCAGCCCGGTCATACCGATTTATAGTTGTATCAATTTCATCATTTAAACGTTCTATTAGACGAAGTTTTTCATCTTCAAGGTTACGTTCTTGCTCTTCCTTTAATTGATGGTTATAGACATTCAATTCACCCTCTATTGTGTGAAGTTTACCTAAAGCTATCGATTTTTTATTTTCAAGAGGTTTTACTTTTTCTTTAATCAGGGCATCAGATTCATCTAATTGCTCCGCCTTGATGAACCGATTAATTAATGAAAGCTTATCAGTATTCGACGACGAAACAAAAGATTTAAAATTTTCTTTATTAATAATGTAATAATTTTTCAAATCTTCGGCTGAAATTCCTATCCATTTTAAAATGAAAGCATTACCATCATTAACAGTAGCATACTGAACAGAATTAACTTCCTCGTTGATAGTCAGTTCCAGGACAGCTGATCCTTTTACTTTCAATACCCGGTGAATATTCAGAGTTTCTTTTCGAACAGGGCAATAAATATCCAACCAAATATGAGCTTCTTCTTCGCCCCATGTAATTAAATCCCTATCTAGTGTCTGTTTACGAAGAGGGGTTGCAAGTATTGCATACGCAATACCTGCCATCATTGTACTCTTGCCTGCTCCATTGGTTTCCTTTGATTCTATTTCAGTCAAATTTTTACCCTGAATCAGTACAGGATTCTTTATAAAAGTGTGTTCAAGACTTTTAAAAGACAAAAAATTTTCTAATTTTAGAGATACAATTTCCATGGTTATAAAATTGATACAATTTCACTTTCAATTTCAGCCATCAGGTTCTCATCTTCAATTAGAGTTTCACGTGCTCTTTCAGCCCCTTGACCAATATTTTTACCTTTATACTTATAAAAAGCCCCGGCTTTTTGAATGATATTTTTATCCACCCCAATTTGAATCAGCTCCGAAGCCTTATCTATACCCTCTCCAAAACGAATGTCAAATTCTGCTTTACGCAACGGTGGAGCCACTTTATTTTTTGCTACCTTCACTTTCACGTGATTGGCAGTTTCTTCACCCCGTTCTCCAAGTGTTCCCGCTTTAGTTACTTCAAGCACCTGTGAGGTATAAAAACCTAATGCTTTACCTCCTGGAGTAGTAGTGGGATTACCGTATGCAATACCGATTTTTTCACGGAATTGATTGATGAAAAGCATAATGATTCCGTTATCAGCTAAATCTTTTGTAAAACCCGGTAACCATGCAGACATTAGTCTTGCCAGTACACCCATCTTAGCATCCCCAACATCAGCATCTAAATAACATTTAGGAAACATGGCTGCAACACTATCCATCACCACTGCACAAATTTCTTTCGATTTTATCAGCTCACGAATAATTTCCAAACATTCCTCGGCAGTACCCGGCTGAAACAGTAAAAATTTATTAGCTGATATATCAACACCGATTGCCTCAACATAATCCATGTCTATGGCATTTTCTTTATCTATATAGGCTACAGCCTTACCTGTGGCCTGCTGAGCTTCCCGGCAAGCAGTCAGAGCTAAAGTGGTTTTACCACTTGATTCATAACCACGAATTTCTATAATTCTACCCTTTGGGTACCCCCCACCTAGAGCAAGATCAAGTGAAAGACTACCGGAAGAAATAAACTCAACACCCTGTTGATTATTACCAGCAATAACCTCTTTACCAAATTTCTTTTGTAGGGATGCAACTAAATCTTCTATTCCTGCCATTGCATTATTTCTTTTAATAATTTATAACCAGTACTGTAATCATACCCTTTTTCCTCACAAAACGTTTGAAATTTCTGTTTTAAATCACTACCTGAAATCTCCTGAATTAAAGTGGCTTCTTCTACATTTTCAACCTCCACATCTTCATATTTTGCCTTTACAGTAATACCATTATCAGTAAACCATTTCTTATTAATAGATTTAACAGCCTGCTGATCACCAGTAATAACAACACGAATATTCGCCTCTGTACTATCTGTTTTAGATAACGACAACAATTCATCTTTAGTAACCTTAGCCGCATTTACTTCTATCGTTTTATACGGCTTAAAAGAAGCCTTTACTAAATCAAAACTTAAATTGTCATACAGCACTGTAAATCCCTTTTCCTCATCTTCACCAAAATTATTCTGTCTTGTAGCAGGTAAATGAAAAACATTTACCCCCGGTTGATGTGCGTTATGATAATGACCTAAAAAGACTTTTCCATAATTTTTAAATAAAGAAAGCTTTATTTTACTTTCTACTTTTGTGCCATCGTTATTTATACTACCCTGAACAGCAATGTGACTAAATAAAACAGATTTTTTACTTGGAGGAGGGTCTAAAGTGCCAAATTTTTCTAGCCACACATCCTGTGTATAAAAAGGAATAAAACTGAAATGTACTCCATTGACTACTTGAATTTCAGGTACTTCAATAAGCTTGAACCCAGGGTGAAATTTGTAGGGGGTTAAAAAACTTTCATCAGCTGTGTAATCCGTTTTGTCATGATTTCCAGGAATGCATTTAATCTGAATTCCAGCCTGATAGTACATTTCAATCATTTCAGTCAAACAGGTCAGGATTTCCTGACGTTGGCTTAACCGTGAATCAAATATATCCCCCAACCAAATAACTATGCTGACACCTATTTCTTTGGCTAAAGCTATTTCTTGTTCCGCTAAATCTAACAATTCTAAAGCGTTATCTTCTTTGAGGTGTTTATCAGTACTGACAATTGCAATTGGTTTCTTAGACATAATTCCATATTATTAATTTGCCCGGTTCATTACCGGGCAAAATTGGTTTTACTTTTGTTGTCTTTCTTTCTGTAATCGTCGAATCCGATCAATGGCTTTTTCTCCTGATGGAGAATTAGCATCTTCCGGTGGGTTTATTCCCGCCACCTTTTTTGAAACCTTTTCAGGCCGTTTTTTACTTTCAGGTTCGGGTTCTTCAGATGAATCATCATTATCTTCTTCCTCAGGTTCATCCCAACCCGGCAAATGCGGAATATCATACTCAAAATCTTCTTTATTTAAAGCTTTTTGATAGTATTCCTCCAATTCTTCTCCTTCTAATTCAAGCTCTTCATATTCATCCCCGTACTGACGAATAAATTCAGCATTCACAGCAGCTAGTTTTTCCTCAGGGGTGGGGCCGTTTACTTTCTTTTTAGCGGTAGCTTTTTTACCGGGTACGGCTTTCGTTTTTTGTTTCACAGGTCTCTCTTCCTCTTCGTCGAAGTTATTCACCTTTTCCTCGTCATCACCCCCAAAAGGCAAATCATCATCACCCTCTTCAATACCTACATTGTCAAGACTGTCGGCCCATTTAGACATTTCTTCAACCATATCCAAAAAATCTTCCTGCTCAAAAATATTGTAATCAGGATTATTTTCATCGAAACGTTTTAGACCATCTAAAGCCATTTCAAAGTCCTTTTTCTGATAGGAGTTGACATAAATCTTTTTCAAACTCGGCAGTGTTTCAAGCTCCTCCAAAACTTTATCAGGCACCGCATACTGTGCAAAAAAGTCATCCCAGTTCTGACCTACTTTAGGCGGTAAAGACTTAATAGTGTCTACTGTTTTACCCTTGTCATCTTTACTTCTTGTCCACTGTAACGGAAATCCTGTGGTTGGATCGCTGAACATATCGATTTCTGCCTCATCATTTTGAGCACAAATTTGAGCAGATTCCCGGTTTAAAGCTTCCATTAATTTCGGTTTAAAAGCATCCCGGTAAATTTTACCCTCAATATAAGCATAAAACACATACTCTAATTGCGGACGAATACCCCAAACCCATTTACCATTATAACGGTAACCTGTCACAGGGGCTAAAAATTTATTCTTATCCTTTTTATCCTGAATTTGCTCAGCTTTTTCATATACCCGTTTGATATATTCTTCAATAATATCAAACTTAAACCCTCCATGAAGGGTAGCAATGAAAATTTTCTTTCGTTTTACTTCTTTTTTACCAGTAGGTTTACGATCCTCACCTCTTTGTTCCACCTCGACATCTAATTGTGCTGTCAACATAGGAACATAAGGACTGTCACCCGGTTCATGGGCTGGTAAAATTCGTTTAATAGTTGTTCTGTCTGTCTGAGACCAAAACTTGGCAAACTCATTCTTTTCACCATAAAAAGTGTCATACTGTTTTGACTGTTTTACGGTAGACTGCACCGTTTTAAGCGGTGCAGCTTTGTACTTATTTCTATCAAAAGCCATAAAATGTAATGTTAATTAATATAATCGATCACGTTTTTAACGATTTCCTGTCCTGCCTGTTTGAATTCTTCAATTAATTCCTTTAAATCCTTTGCTGTTTCACTTGATTCTAATAAAGCTACTTTTAAAACCACCTGTTCCAATGAAAGCCCAAAAGCCACATCATCCATCTTACCACCAATATGTCTTTTTGATTTCGAATCTTTAAATTCATACAAATCAAACCTATCCTTTGCTGCTTCACATGGTTTAATCCAAAATTTATCGGTAAGCTTAATATAATCCTCAAAACAAATTTCTTTAGTTTCCATAACCATTAACTTTAAATCATAACCCTAAATCTTCAATTACTGCATCATTCAAATCCTGTAAGGCACCATCATAACCACCTCTTAAAATAACCACTGAATTTCCTTCAATACTTACTTCAATATTTAAATTTTCTGCGCAACTATAAACTGAATCTATAATTTCACTTCTTAATTCATCATTGTACTGACTTTCGAATAATAATTTCTGAATTTTCATGACTAATTGTTTTTAATGCTTTTGACATTACAAATGTAGTGCAAAATTCAGAAATAACCAAGAAAAATCTTTAAAATCCTTTCTTTTTTATGAAAAAAGAATTTACTTCCCCCTCAACCAATTCATTCAAAAACTCAGTAGGAGTTACAGGTTTTAAAAGATTGTTCAGCTTTTTAGACTTATCCTGAACAGCCCACTGTAATGCGTCAAGCATGCCAAAATTTTTCTGAGCGTCAATGTATTCAACACATAATTCCTGATATGCTTCATCTAAATATAAGGCTTCATCAAGAGATTTTTCTGACATTTTAATAGATTCACCCTCGATAGTAAATTTACCTCCGTTAATATTAGCTTCTCTTCTCCAACCCCGTTTCAAATCAGCTTCCATAACTTCCTTTTCAAGCTTCTTTTCAAGCATTTTCTTTTCTGCTTCGGCCCGAAGCATACCAACTTTATTTAAAAGAGCACTAACGGTTACAGCTTCACCATAAAGATTTGTGTAATCAATAGAAGTTAATCTATCTATATCTAAAACGTCATCAAACCCATTTGTAACCAATGTTACTGGGGTTTCTGAAAAATGTACTAATAATTCCATGATATTCTGTTTGTTAGTTCTATAATGTTAATGTCACTATGTTAGTTTCAAAACTAACTCTGATTATATTTTGTTCCCTCCGTTTATCCCATGATAAAGTTCCATTTATAATAATCAGGTTATATTTAGCCGATTGAAGTAAATTTTCTAATTGGGCATATTCAGTTTGGAATACTACAATTTCAATAAATTCATAGTTAGATTCGAGCACTAATCGGCAAAATGATTCCCCTTTTCGGGTCTTTTTAACCTCCATTTCAGAAACATAACCTGCTACTATCACATAACCATTATTAGGTCTGTTGTCAGGGTTTAAACACTCCTCTAACGGACAATATTCATATAAATCATAAAACTGACCCCGGCCATATTTTTCATAAATAGATTTGTAATCAAAGAAGGCTAACCCCGAAAGCTTTTTCTGCAATAAAGACCACCACCACGAATCATTCACGTGATTATCGGCTCCCCGTAAAATAGGGTCATCGTCTTTTATTTGTTTCTTTTCAGTACCTAAAAATTGTACCAATAAATCCACACGCTCTTTAGGAGAAGTAATATTTTCCAGTGCATCAAATGCCCCGGTTAAAATTAAATTCTGTATTATCCGGCTGTTTACTGCTGACCCTTTCCAGCGGTTACGGCTTATAAAGTCCTGTAAAGAGTAATACTGACCATTTTCTTGACGTTCCTTTAAAATTTGTGTTGCTGCCTTTTCAGCCACTTGTTTTACTCCTGTTATAGACCAATATAAAGCCTTTTCTTTAAAATTAATAATAACATCAGTGTCCGATATATTAATATCTACTGGCCGCACCGTACATACACCTGTTTTATTAATTTCAGCAATATACTGCGGATAGTCTTTATCCTCAGCGTATTTAAAAGCTACAGACCAGTATTCTATCGGGTAATGAACTTTGACCCACTGGGAAATATACCCGGTAATAGCATAGGCAGCGGCATGACTATTGCATGTCACTATTCCATTTTCAATGGTGAATGTATGGTAAGGGTCGTACATTTCCACATCATATACATCTTCTTCATCATTCTCTATGATCTCAATTATTTTTTCAAAATGTGTAATAACCCCCTTTTCACCCATTTTTGTTCTACCCATTTCATAATGGGCCTTTTTATGGCATGATGCACACAACGTAATTAGATTATCTAATTCATTATTAGCATGATCACCATCTATATGGTGTATCTCCAATCTACAGCCAGACATTCCGCAAATTTCACACTCAGATTTTTTAAGGTTTTTTTCGTAATACTCAAATTTAGTATAATTAGTGGAAACATTTTTAGATAAAAACCCCTCATGACCTTTTTGTGAATTCAATTCAAATTTTTCAACAACAGAATTCTCTGTAAAAGGTTTTACCCCTACTTTATCAGTAAAGTTTCCACCTTTTCTTTCTTGCAAATAACCACTATAAACAAATAATTCATCAGCACCAACAACTAAATTTTTAACCTGTTTTTCCCCATCTTTTGTAGGAAATTTATGATTATCTGTGACTGTTATGCGTTTGCCACTTTCAGTAATAACAGTATAAGTCTTACGCTTCCCCTGATAATAAATATCTTTTATTTCATGTTTTACCAAAGTACCATCTTCTTTCAAAGACCACGCATACCCATACCCTTGGTATTTATATTTATCATGTAAAGCTGCATGTCCATTCGCAACAGCCCATATTTTATTATGCTTGACTTTGTACATTTCTGCAATAGTCGGATGCCAACTTCCATTGGTGTGACTATGTCTTTTTATTCTTTCATTACCAGAAATACAACGGTTAAATAAATAGGTAGATGCCTTATCAATAGCCTCCCAAACTTCTTCACTATATTTCTGAGTAACATTAAAATTATCACGATAATACGGGATAAATCTTTCCTGATACTGTTGCAAAGCTTCATATTTCTTTTTTACCATAGCCTTACGAACATCATCCGCTTCTACCAGAGACAAACCACCCAATTTTTTACACAACTCCATAATTTGCTCCTGATAACAGAAAACACCGTATGTATTTTTCAAAATTTCTTCGGTACCGACAAAATATTCTACTTTACTACGTCCTTCTTTACGTGCAATGTATTCATTATGGAAACCATTTTCCATCGCACCGGGGCGATATAAAGAGATGGCAGCAATTAAATCCTCTATATTTTCAGGCTTCATCTGTTTGCAATACCCCGTCAACCCACTGCTACCAAAGTGAAAATTATCTTCATTCCATCCATTTTGAAAATATCTATAAACTTCTGGATCATCTAATGGTACACTAAAAATATCAAGATCAGTACCTTCATGTTCTTTCACAAGACGTACCATATCCTGAAATTTATCAAATTGTTTCACACCAAGCACATCCTCTTTTAAAAACCCGGCCGCATCCATTTCACCACCTTCCCATTCTGTTACGTACTCATCCCCCTGTTTACGAATTGGAACCCACCGAAACATATCATACTCATCAGGGAAAACCATCATAGCACAGGCATGTATACTCTGTGCTTTAGGAGCAGGCATAATCAACATTACTTCGTTAATCAAATCAGGGTGATCTAACACAAATTTTTTCACCCGGCTATGTGCACAAGCAATTTTAAATAAATCTTCGGGCTTTCGGTCCTTTACATCGAAAACTTTCATCATTTCATTCACTTCCTGAAATTCAAGCCCATACAACCGCGACATATCTTTTATTGCTGCCCGAAGCTGTAACGCACTATAAGTTCCCACAGAACAAACCTGATTCCACCCATAGCGTTCTTCCATATATTTTTTAACGCGGGGTCTATCTTCACCCGGATAGTCACAAT